AAGCTACTAGTGAAGAAGAGCTTCAGAAGAGATTATCAGAATTTGAACATTATAGAAATTATACTTACCAAGATAAAAGAGAAGAGGCTGGTACTTGGATACTAAAACATCTTTGGGAAGAACAGGGTATGAAAATGAAACTTGATAAAGGTTTCAAAGATGCTCTTATTGCAGGTGAAGAAATATATCAATGGGATATAGTTGCAGGACAACCTGTATTATTAAAACATAATCCTCTTAACGTACATACGGTACGTAGTGGAGAATCTCCTTATATAGAGGATGCTGAGATTATAGTAATTGATAGCTACTATGCTCCAGGTAAAATAATAGATGAATACAACGAATACTTAACTCCTAGTGAAATAGACCAAATTGAAAAAAGGTCTTTAAATTCTACAGGTTTAGGTGAAAGCTCTTATCCAGATGCAACAATGGATCGTAGAGATATGGTTGATAACACTATTGATACTGCTATATTTGAAACAAATCTTAATGAGCATTCTGCTCCATTTGATTCTAATGGTAATGTAAGAGTTACTAAAGTATATTGGAAATCAATGCGTAAGATGCAAAAGGTAAAGTATTATGATGAGTTTGGTGATGAACAATCAGAACTTATGCCTGAACAGTATGTTGTAGATAAAGACAAAGGTGAGGAGTCTAAAGTTATTTGGATTAGTGAATGGTGGGAAGGACATAAAATAGCTTCTGGTAATTTATCAGAAGATGGTATATATGTAAAGATGCAGGTTAGACCTGTACAATACAGAAGAATGGAAAACCCATCTCTTTGTTATCCTGGAATAATAGGTACAATATATAATACTAATGATAATGTAGCAATGTCATTCTATGACAGAATGAAGCCTTATCAATATATGTATAATGCATTAATGTATAATGTAGAATTAGCATTATCTACTAACTGGGGAAAAATACTTAAACTAGATGTTACTCAAGTTCCTGATGGATGGGATGTAGAGAAGTGGATGAGTTATGCTAAGTATTTAAAAATTGCCCCTATTGATCCATTTAAAGAAGGGAAGAAAGGTGCAGCATTAGGAAAGATAAGTGGAAACTTACAATCTAGTAATGCAAATCCTGTTATTGATATGTCTCAAGGTAATGCTATACAGCTTTACATTATGATGATGGAGCATATTAAACAAGAAGTTGGAGAAATAGTTGGTGTATCTAAAGCTAGAGAAGGTTCTATATCTCCTAGTTCTACATCTGGTAATGTACAAAGAGAGGTTGTTCAATCATCTCATATTACAGAATACTATTTTGCTGAACATGCTGACGTAAAGAAAAGAGTTTTAGCAACTGGATTAGAAACAGCTAAACTTGCTTGGGGAGAATCTAAAACTAAGAAGTTACAGTTTGTTACAAATGATATGGCAACAAAAATGATATCTGTGGATATGGAAGATATTCGTAGTATTGATTTTGATATGCATATTAGTAATTCTAGAGATGATCAAGAATTATTAGAGAATATGAAACAACTTGCTCACGCAGGAATACAAAATGATAAGATTACATTTAGTGAACTTATGGATATTTATAACTCTGATTCATTATCTGCAATTAGAAGAAAGATAGAAAAGGGTGAAGCTAACAAAACAGAAAGAGATCAGAAGCAGGCTGAACAAGCTGAAAGAATGCAGTCTGAACAAATACAAGCTGCAGCTCAAGAGAAAGAGAAAGAAAGAGCTCATGATTTTGATTTAGAAGTATTGAAAGGTCAAAATGCTGTTACATTAGAACAACTTAAAGCACAACTTAAAACTGTTGAAAAAGGTTTCGATGGAGATAAAGATGGAATCAGGGATGATGTAGAGATAGTTAAAACTCAGATGCAAAAAGATGCAGAATCTTTAGAGAATGAAAAAGCTCGTAATCATGAGGCATCAGAAAATGCAAAAGATAGGTATAATAAAAAAGAATTAGAAAGAATAAAGTTAAAAAACAAAGCTAAACCTAAATAGGCTATAGGAGATATTATAAATAATATATATAGCTATTTGAAGTATTGCTTTTATTAATAATAATTACGTAAAATTGTATAAGAGATGAAGAAAGGAGAAGACAGTCTATTCGGTGGGGTAAGTTTAGATGGTGGTAGTAAAGGTCCCGATGATGTTAAAAATGAGGTAGATGAATCATTTTTTACAGAAGAACCAACAGAAACTGGAGAAACTACAGAAGATCCTGTGGTAGAACCAACAGATACAGATACAGATGGGGGAACGCCTTCAGATGAACCAGGAGTAGATACTTCTGAATTTGAAAAAGATGTAGACACAATAAAGGATATTACTTCAAGTAGTGATCCCTCAGCAGACAATTCTTCTTCTCCGTTACAACTTGTAGCTTCAACTCTCCTTGCTGAGGGGCTCATTACTCTTGATGATGATGCTAAAGTTGAAAATGCAAAAGACCTTATAGAAGGTTGGAGAAAGAAAATGTCAGAAAGTGAATATTCAGATCTTACTGAATCACAGAAGACTTATCTTGATGGATTAAGAAATGGGATTCCTGAAGAAGATATAAAGCAAAACTTTACTAACATTAAAGCTTTAGATAGTCTTCCAGATGGTGCAATTGATGCAGATGAGAATTTGAGAAAAACATTAATCACTGAAAACTGGATAGCAAAAGGATTATCAAAAGAAGAAGCTGAGAAAATGACTTCTAGAAGTATTGACTTAGGTGAAGATATAGATGATGCTAAATCAGCATTTACTTCTTTAAGAGAGATAGAGACTAATAGAGTAGCTAAAGAATTAGAATCTATTAAGAAACAAAAAGAAGAAGATGATAAAAAGAATGCTGAAAAGTTATCAGCGTTAAAAGAAAATATTTTAAACAAGGAAGAATTTATTCCTAACATTAAAATAAACTCTACAACTAAAGAAAAGATATTTAACAATATGACTAAGGTTGTAGGTTATGATGATAAAGGTAATGGTATAAATGCTCTTACTCAAGCTAGATTAAAAGATCCGGAAAAGTTTGAGATGATGGAATCATATTTTTATACTATAACAAAAGGATTTACAGATTTTAGTAAATTAACTAATTCAGCTAAAACATCAGCTGTTGAAGAATTAGATAGTAAATTAAAAAGTAATCAATCTGGTGGTGGAATACCAAAAGAAATACGAAGTTCATCAGCTAATGGATTAGCTGCAGCTTTAAAAAATTATAAAAGTTAAAAAATTACAAACTCAATAAATAAATAAATAATGGCAAAAATAAGTGAATTACAAATGACAGATGCAACTTCTTGGAAGGGGTTGACAACTGAGAATCACTTGGGAGCTATCTGGGCATTAAGTCCACAGAAAGCTAACGATATTGTTACTAAAATTCAACAAAACTATTTTGGTAATGATATAGATTCAATTTTAAATAAATTCCCTGTGAAGGAATTTGAAGATGATAGGGATTATTACTGGGAACTAGAATCTCAATTAATTGATAACTTACCTGTAGTAGAAGTACGAGTAGATGGTACAGCTGTTACTGCAGCATCTCAAGCTGGTATTGGGTTCTCTGAATTTGATATGGTATTCCCTAAAGATTGGTTTTCAAATAGAGAACTTATCGTAGGTGAGCAAAATGAATTATATCCAATTAGAATTAAATCTAATGGTAGATCTGAGGGTGTTAATACAGTATATACTTGTGAATTAATGACAGGTACTGCTACTGATTTCATTCCTTTTGAAGAAATTTCAGGTGGTCAATTATTCTCTAGAGAATTTGCTCCAGTTGAAAGAACAATGTCTGAAGGTGGTAGACAAATTAAACACAAGTCTCATATCACTATGAGAAATGCATTCTCTCAAATTAGAATTGAGAAAGCTACTCCAGGTAACTTATCAGGAAAGAAAATGGGAACATTTATCTTAGATGATAAAGGGAATAAGCATAGAATGTGGCAACAGTATGAGTCTTTCATGTTTGACATGGAGTTCAGACAAGATATTAGCAGATTGTTAATGTTTGGAACTTCTAACAGAACTGAGAATGGTGATTACATGCAAAAAGGTGAATCAGGATATTCTATCGTACAAGGTTCAGGATTAAGAGAGCAGTGTGAAGCTTCTAATACAACTTTATACACTACTTTTGATATCAACTCTTTATCTAAAAGACTTTTAGATTTATCTGAAGGTAAATTAGGATATGATGAAAGAAACTTTGTAGCTTCTACAGGTGAACGTGGTGCATTCCAATTTCATCAAGCTTTAGAGGATCATTCTCAATTATTTACTCCTTCAAGAGAAACTATGAGAATTGGTGCAGCATCTGCTGACTATGCTAACAAAGGTATGTCATATGGTGGACAGTTTGTTGAATATATTGGACCTAACATGACTAAGTTTAACTTATCAGTTGATTCTATTTATGACAACAGACATAGAAACAAAGTTGCTCATCCAGATGGTGGTGTTACTGAATCATACAGATATGATATCTATGATATAGGAACAACTAATGGTGAAGCAAACATTAGAAAAGTAAAACCTGCAGGTATGGATATTATCCATAAATACATTCCAGGTTTACGTAATCCTTTCTCTCCAGATGGTGAAATTGCACCAATGGGAACTGCTAAGGATGCATGGGAAGAGCATAAATTCTACTGTGGTGGAGTTATGGTAACTGACCCAACTAAAACTGCTCACTTTATCTATAACGGATAATCAAGCATAAACTAAAAAGGTAGCTCCTTCGGGAGTTACCCTTTTATATTTTTAATAATTAATTTTTGGAGAAATGGAAGAAGAAAACAAAAATGAAGCTGTAAACACAGTTGAAAGAACAGAAGTAAAAAAAGAATTTACACTACCTAATAAAAAAGTAACTGTTAGATTAGTAGACAGAGCAAGAGGTGTAGTGAAAGATAAAGATCATGTTATGTATAACATGTTACCAGGAACAGATTTTGAAGTCTGCCCTAAACACATTAAAGGGACATCTAATATAGATTGTCCTCTTAATAAAGAGGAAATAGAGTTCTTTGAAAGTAAAGTAAAGTCTGGGATGACATTTGAGGTAGGTGATTTATCTCCTTATGCTCCCAAGGCAAGTAATTTTTGGTATAGTAAAAGAGCTAAGATTCTTTTAACCAATAGAGACTTAGAATTAGATTTATCTAAAGCTATTGATTACTTAAAGTATAAAATACTATTAAGTAATACTAATATTGTAGCTCCTAGTGCAGCTGATGAATTTAAAAAGAAAAGTTATGTATTTGTTATTACATCTGATGATGAACAACAAAAGAAAACTATCTCTAAAGGTGATGAAAAGAAAAGAGCTTGGAAGATTGCTACTAGATTAGAAGATGACATAGAAGGAATGATTGATTACCTTAATGTAATTGGTAAAAGAGTATCAGAAAATTCTAAGAGATCTTTCTTAATATCAGAAATTGATAAACAAGTAGAAACTAATATTAAGGAGTTCTTGAGTACATTAGAAGATCCTCAGTATGAAACAAAAGTATTATTAACTAAATCATTACAAAATAAATCTGTAATTAGAGATGGACATAAATACTTTTTAGCTAGTGGTGATGAATTAGTTATGAGAGGTGATCTTAATAACTTATCAGGAGCACTTAACTTCTTAGAAGCTGATGAGAATCAAGATATAAGATTAATGTTAGAAGCTAAACTAATAAAAAATAAATAATAAATGAATGCTAATGAAATGTCATATGAGTTTGATGTCATCTACGATAAAGTAGCTAGTGCAGAAAGTCCAGGATATACAGATAAAGAAAAATCTATATTCTTGAGTAAAGCACAAGAAATACTTACTAAGAGATATCAACCTGCTGAGTTTACTGAACGTAGACGAAGAGACTTTGCTAATATAACAAAGACTGTTGACATTACTTCTGCTTCTACTACTCAAGATACAGGAAAGCCTAATGGAACAAGATATGACTTACCTACGGATTTTATGTATGCTGAATCAGAAGAAGCTACTATCACAAGTTCTAATAGTTGTTTTAATAACACTAGAATACCTGTGGATGTTAAAAGAGAAGCTGAGTATACAACTCAAATTAAAAACCCATTCAAAAAACCTATGGTAAATGGAGGAATCCATGACTGTGCTTGGAGAATGGATTACAATGATAATACAAATGGTATTAAAAGAGTAGATCTTATAACAGATGGAACTTTTAGTATTGGTACTTATCATTTAACATATGCTAAAAAACCTGTAGATATTGTTCCCTTTACTGGGGACAATACTACTACAGCTCAAGTAGATTGTGAATTAAATGATACCATTCATAGAGAGCTTGTAGAAGTAGCAGTAAGGATAGCTTCTGGAGTAACAACTCCTCAAGAGTATCAAATTAAATTAAACGAAGAAAAAATTAATAATTAAAGACAATGGCAAATATAGATGTAGCTAAAAAAAGAGCTAAAGACCTTATAAACATAAAAAACACTGATGATTCAATGCCTTTACATGGTATTCATTTAAAAGAATCTATAGTAAACCCGTTAACAGATGGAACTTCTGATAATATGAAAGTATCAGCTTTAAGTGCAGATACTATAAATGAAACTACTGCAGGTAATGGTGTAGTTGTGGATGGCGTGACTATAAAAGATGGTGCGGTAACAAGTACTGGAGTTAATTCTGCTGTAGGTGGAACAACTATCTCCACTAATGTAGTTGAATATACTACTGAAGTAACATTGTCTACTACAGAAATTGTAGGAACAAGTGCTGGTAGTTTAGGTCATGCAGGTGGGGCAATATTAGTTCCAGCGGCTGGAGCAGGAACAGCATTACAATTTGTAAATGCAGTATTAGTTTATGACTATGATACAGCAGCTTATACAGGAGGTGCAGGAGATAATTTAGTTGTAAATATAGGTTCTGGAGGAGCACAGGTTCCTGTTTCAGGAGCTATAGCAACTACTGATTTAATTACTAAAGCAGGAGACACTGTTATTAATCTTAGTTCATTAACTAATGATTATGTAATGGCAGTAAATTCTCCTATAAATATGACAGCTACTGAGGTAACTCAACCAGGTACTGCAGCAGGAGAAATTAGAGTTAATGTGACACATAGAGTTGTAACACTAGGCTTATAAAATAAGTAAACAAAGTAAATTATATATATTAATTAAAACAATAATAAAATGGCAAATTTTAGTCAAAATGATCATCAGATGATCTTAGTTGGAAAGGATGTAGCAATTACTGCTTCTCCGGGATCACCAAATGGATTAGCTGATGGGGAAATAAGATGTTTCACACCAGGTGGTACAGTAATAGCAGAAGGAACAATAGCTAACGATGAGTTCGTAGTAGTATTAGGTAGAGGTTCTAATGATACTCCATTGGTTTCTCCAAAAATTAAAAAAGACTGGGTAAAGAGAATCTCTAAAAAAGATTACACTGCACCTACAGCTCAATTAGATTATGTTGGTTATAATGGAACTAGCGGATCTATCGTAACAAATAACAATACAGTATATAGAGCAAGTATTGCTTTAGAAGAAAGTCCAACAACTAATCATGGTGGTGTATACATAAAAGATATGGTGTATTCATCTGATTCTTCTGCTACTCAAGCTGAGATAGCTATAGGTTTAGCTGGATCTGGTGTTGGTAACTTCAGCAGAGAATATGATAAATCTATATCATTCAAAGCAATTTGTAACTCAGCAGTTACAGCTGCTAATGATTTTGTTAATAACATAACTGTTGTTAATGGATCAAAAGTAGTTAGTGTTGCAACTGCTATTACATGGGGTGCTGGAGCAACAACTTTAGCTATTGGAGATTTCGTAAGAATGGGATCTAATGGTGCTGGTACAGCATTAACTGATGATGTTTATAAGGTTACTGCAGTAGATACAACAAACTTAAATTTCACAGTGGATAGACCAGTACAAATTACAAGTCAAGTTTTAACTGCTGCAAGTTCAGATGCTGAAGTAATTGCTGCCGCTACAGGAGCCGCTGCAGACTGGGGTGTTTCTTTAACAGGATTAACTTTAGATTTCAAATTAGGTAAAATTGATAACGCTGTTGCAAAATGGAATTTATCTTTAGATGCTGACTCTTTTGGAGCAACTACTTTGACTAACTCTACTACTGCAACTCCAGGATCTGGAAGTTATAACCAAGTAGCTGAATTAGAGCATTTCTTAAATGGTAACAATGGTGAGAACTTCAGAACTGGAGAACCTAACATTTATAGCTATACTAAAATGGCTCAATCTTCTGAAACTTATGACTTAATTGTTATTGAGTTTGAGAAAGGTAGAACTGATAGTTTAGGTTATGTAAATAGTCCACAATCTCTTATAATTGCAGTACCTGCAGCTGATACAAACGGTGCTTGGTACGAAGGTTCTTCTGGAACAGCTGATGATACAACTGATGTATTAGAAGATTTATTAGAGGGTGTACCAGCGTACACTACTCAAAATAACTTTGATGGTTCAGCTTTAACTACAGATGATCTAATTGCTGGATAGTAAATAGTTTTTAACAAAACCATAAAAGGGGAGAGTGTAAGCTTAGCTTCCTCTCCCTTTTTTTTTAATTAATAAAACTATTTAACTCATGGCTATAGCACCAACATTATCAGCTTGTTTCAAAGAAAACAATACCTTATTACAGATTACAGATACTACAGGAGCTTATTCTGCAGGTAATACAGGTGGATATGGTTCACCTAATGATGCTAGTACAGATATTACTTCTGCTACTATACTCATTACTTTTCCTGATCTAACTACTCAAACAGTAGATGTAACTACAGAGATTAATGCTCAAGTAGTAACAGGTAACTATGTATTTACAGATATTACACCTACCAGCACTGCTGATGGAGTGTATTCCTTTTTATATACAGTAGTGTCTCCATCAGGAACAGTTACTACAACATTACATAAACTTTTTTTAGGTAAAGTTAGATGCTGTTTAGATAAATTAGCTAAAGACTTACCAGATAAGTTATGTAGTGAATGTGATACGAATGCTTTTATAGATAGACTTTTGTTTGCAGAAGGATTATATAAAGGCTTATTAAGCTTAGGAGGATGCTACAACTTAGCAGGAATAAGCAAATTATTAACCAAACTTCAAGCTCTTTGTGACTTTGAAGATTGTAATTGTTAAAAAAATATGTGTGATACTTGTCAATCATGTAGTTGTGATAACGTAACCTTACCAGTAGTGACTGGACCTACAGGGGCAACAGGAGCCACAGGCTCTGCTGGCTCTAATGGGACTGACGGAGTTGCAGTACTACATAACGATACAACTCAAAGTACAACTAGTTCAACTAGTATAGCATTGTTCTCATCAACAAAAGCCTATACTATGCCTTCTAATACTTTGAGCACAAATGGTAGTAAGATTATTCTTACTGCTACCTTTAGTACAACTGGAGCAGGAGTAGATGGTATTTCTAATGCCTATATTTATTTAGCAGGTTCTAGCTTTACATCAAAGCTTCCACCTTACCAAATAAATCATAACTCTTCTGACTTACAGTTTTATTTAAAGATTAGATTAGAAATTACCAGAGAAAGTACTACTACGTTAGCTATTGTCTCTGACAGTTATATATGCACTAGCGATGGTGCAACTTTAGATCACTATCATTTTCAAGAAGATGAAACAGTTGCTGATGTTTCAGCAAACTCTCTTTTAATAGAATGTAGAGGTAAAACAGGAGGTACTATTACTACTTTTAACTGTGACCAATTAACTATTGACCACTTAATAAAATAATAACTTATGGCAAATAATTTTAATACAAGTACTATAGTTCCTGTAGCAGGAGGCGGTACTTATGCAGTAGATATAGATAGTGGAGTACAACATGTAGTTATTAGACCTGCAGGAGCTATTACGTTATCTGCAGATGTTAGTGTAACTGTAAGTGGTACACCTCGACTAAATCAATATATTAAATTCATGTATGCTGGTACTATTACTAGTAATACAACTTCAGGGTTTACTGTAAACATTTTTGGTACAGCTCTTACAGATAACCAAGCTTTATATGAAGCAGAAATAAGAGCTATCTACAATGGTTCTGCATGGGAAATGCATATCTGTTCAGATGAACAGGCAGGTAATGTCCCTATAGATGGAGGTACTATTGGAGCAGGTACAATACCTGGTTCAGCTTTAGCAGATGATGCAGTAGGGCTTACTCAAATGGCAGACATTACTAGGGGTAGTTTAATTGTAGGAGAAGCATCAGATGCACCTACTTACTTAGATGTTTCAGGAAGTGCTAAAATACTAATGGGTGACGGTACAGACTTAACCTCAGTAGCAATGTCAGGAGATGTGACTATTAACTCTTCAGGAGTTACAGAAATAGGAGCAGGAAAAATAACTGATGCAATGTTAGCAAATACTCCTCAAAGTTATTCTGTTGCCAATGTTACTATTACGTCTGCCCAGATATTGGCAGGATGTACAACAGTAGGTGGTACGGCTATTTCAGTAATACCAGCTCAAGGGACAAATAAACTAATAGAAGTTATTAGTTGTACAGGATATGCTAATTACAGTACAGCAGCTTATGCTGCAGGAGGAGTAATAGAACTTACAATGGGTGATGGTGGAACTACGATAGCTTCAGCTTCAGCAGCATTATTAACTACTGCTGCAGTAGGAACTGAACAATTTGCTTTAGATACTCCATTATTAACTTCTGGATTAAATACTGCAATTTTCTTTGATAATGCGACTGCAACATTTACTACTGGAGGATATGATTTAAGATTAAGTATTATTTATAGAGTAATAGATTTTAGTTAATTATGGCAGATATGACTTCAGCTTGTGTGCTCAAGCATAGACAATTATTAACATGCAGAAGAGGTACTCTTGCAGTAACTATTTCTGATAAATTATCAATAGGTTCAGATGCATCCTGCTGGATACATAAAGCAAAACTTGTAGATTTAATGATGCAAGCTATATGCTCTTATGATGCAGATGCTACTTTGAACTGTTTAACTAATGCACAAGTATGTAAACTAATTAATAGTTGTTACAGCTTGTTACCTAAAGAATGTTAAAATGGGAAATAATAGAAAACCAGGAAATAAAAATATAATTAAAAGTAACTTAAAGACTTCTGATAGAATATCTTTAATTTACAATGATGAAGAGGTAGAAATGTCTTTAGTAGATTTTAATACTTATCTAAATTCAAGTGATAATAAAGGGTATGCAGTATATTCAGCATTATTAACTCAATCAGGTATAGGTGCTCCTACTACCAAGATATTGGAAAATACTTTAGGAGGAACTCCAACTTTCGGGTATACATCAGATGGGACATATACAATTACTTTGACAGGAGCTTTTACTGCAGATAAAACATTTATCCTTATGGGGAATGTTGATCCATTTACTGTAGTAAGTGCTGTTAGAACAGATGTTGATACATTAACTATAAAAACATATAATACAGGAGCAGGTTCATTAGCTAATGCTAAAATGACAGATACTCCTATTGAAATAAGAGTTTATAATTAAAAATAAATAATAATGGCAAAAACAGATACAGAGACAACTAACAAAAGGTTGCAAGAACTAATGAGTAAATCCCTAACAGGAGCTTTGCCTTTAGTTATAACAGATACAAATGCTAATACAGGAATAAATGCTTATGCAATTTACGCTATCTCTGATGCTACATTTACAACTTTAAATGTAATAGCTGAAGGAGATGACCTATCTACTCAGACTTTAAGTGCTGGACATATTTGGTACGTACCTATTAACGGTACTGTAACATTAGCAGGTGGAGCAGTAATAGTATACCAACACGAAGTATCAGGTAATTAATAACTAAACAAGTAGAGAATGTTTGGATTAGGATTAGGACAAGTTAGCATGGGTTCTGGAGGAGGCTCTGGAATAGCATATCAAAGACCTTTATTAACAGGGCAAACTACATCATATAGAACAGGGGATGATGCATGGCAATTAGCTAATGGTACTTACGATTATACTCCTCCTGTATATCCTATTAGCTATGCTCAATTAGATACATTTACTACACTAATTAGCAATAATGCATTTGGCAATAAAAATAGATTTACTGATGAAAATGGGTTACAAGTTTACGGGAGCAATTATATAATAGACCACTACACAGGGTTAGGTTGGGCTACAGGTAGGGGTTTTGGTAATTGGGATTTAATGATAGATAACGCTTTACTTATTACGGTATTAGGTTATTCAGATTTTAGACTTGCTAATACTTCTGAAATGGAAAGCATACACAACTCACAATCAGCAGGATTTAATTATGCCCCTTTTAATACTAAGTGGACGCCCGATGCTAATTCGTTTCACAGTTCAACAACTAACGTAAGAGTAGCAACCGAAAATTATAAAAGCAATAGAGATGAAAGGGGGATTGCTTCGGCTAAAACTTTGGGGGCTTTTGGTGTAAGAGTTAGGAATCATTATACATAAACAATATGAAAGCAAAAGGAATAATAAAAATAACAGAGGAATTAACTTTAACTAATCCTTCAGCAGAAGTTGAAGGTATTAGATATAGTTGGAATGGAGATAATAAGATTTATTTTGAGTTTATCTTTACAGAAGATAATAGTTCTTTAAGAAATTCTAGAACATTTGAAATTACTAATACAGGTGGAGGATATTTATCTGGAGAAGATATTTGGAATAAACTAATAGAAATTCCAGCATTAAAGAAATTTGATACTGTAGAAAATAAAACTTGGATTCAAAAATTTATTGGATTCTTTAAATAATATTAACTATGTTTCCTTACTTAGGATTAGGTTTAAATAGATATAGAGGAAGCATCTCTGATGGTGTTTTTAATAATCATTCTTTATTATTAGATGGCTCTGCTGAATTTATAGATGCGGATAATGTGTTAACTCCTTTATCTTCTACTACACAAGGTACTATTATAGTTAGAATTAACGTATTAGCACTGTCAGGTAATCACTCTATTGTAACTTTCGGGGACACTAATGCAAGTGAAGATATATTTTTCTTTATCAATTCTTCTGGTCAATTAAATGCTTTGGCAAGAACTGGTGGTTTTGCAGACTGGCAATTAAGAACTGATGAAGCTGTAATAATTACTGATACTTGGATAACTGTTGGATTAACACAAGACGGAACTAGCCCTAAATTATGGATAGATGGTGCTGAAGCTGCTTCAACATTTGTAGTACAGTCTGATAAAACAACCTGGTTTAATGATTTGTCTGGGCTAGATAACGGTAGAATAGGTGCTCATAATAAAAATAGTGCTGGAAACATCTTTCTTCTTAATGCTTATATAGGGGATACTATATTTACAAGTGATGCTAAGAATGCAGCAACTATGTTAGACATACATAACGGAGGTGTAGCTAAAGATGAAAGTGGATTATCTAACCTAGTTGGCTACTATAGAATGGGGGATGCTGCAGGAGATAATTGGAATAGTGATGCGGCTAATGAATGGACATTTAAAAATAGTGGTTCAAGCTTAGACATAACTACTTCAGGATGTGAAGAAGCAGATGTTGTAGAAAATGTACCTTTTAATCAAATAAGTGCCTCTTCTGTATTTGAAAACAGTATTACATATACTCCAGGAACATATTATAATATAAAGAGTACAACAAGTCAATTTTCATTCACGACAACTGCAACTACATTCTCTATAAAAGGAGAGCCTGTTGGAACTAGAGATGATATAGCAATTCTAATAAACGGGGTTTATAGTCAAACTGTAGCTATTACAGAAGGTGTTTGGTCTAAAGTGACTGTTGCTGGTGGTAGTAAAGTTGTAACATTAGTAGAACCTAGGGTATCAGGAACTGCTTTCTCAACTTGTACTTTATCAGGATTACAGGTAGACCCTTCATTATATACTAGAACTAATCCATCTAATGTAGCTGAAAGGTTTGTATTCCTAGGTGATTCTATTGCACAAGGTGCTTTAGGTACAAATGAATTTACTGATGGGTATGCTCAACTATTTAAATATACTGATAGTAAAAATGTTAGTATAATAGGATACGCAGGGGCAGCTTTAAAACAATTGGCTGAAGCTTCTTTAGATAGAGCTGAAACAGTTAGTTGGGTTACAGACGCATTCAGTGATACTACAACTACAAAGAAATTAGTAATTGGATTATCTACTAATGATCACGACTTAGGAAGAACTGCCGCTAACATAACAACTTGGGGAGGAGATTTATTGGACGATATAAATACTGCTGATTCAAGTATACAAATATTCGTATTAGGACCAACAACTAAATCTACAGAGGATTCTCTATTAGACGATTATAGAACTGCTCTTAGTGATTTATGTACAGCAAGAGCTTATTGTACTTATATAGAACTTAAAACAGTATTAACATACCCAGGGGCTGACTTTGGGGATACAATTCACCCTAGTACAGCAGGACATGTAAAAATACATGACTTTATTGATGGGACAATATTATAAAAGATGCAACAACAAATAAACAAACTATCAGAACAAATAGCTGAGATAGAGAAACATCAGATTAATCAGAGTAAAGACATCACTATTATAAAACATGCTATAACTGGTAGTGACTTAAACCCTAATGGGGTAATAGAAAGGTTAGATAAGTTAGAAAGCTTTGCTTCAAAAGCTAAGAAGCATGGATATATAGTAGCAGGAATATTAATAGCATTCTCAGCATTAAAAGCAGGATGGGATAATATAATTGACTGGATAACTCATATAGTATAATGGGAAATAAAAGTGAAATAGTAAATAACTTTTTAAATACTCTTCAAGGTAAGATTATTGGTGCAATATGTGGTATACTAGTTTTAACATTAGTAACCAAATATGAAGCTATAGTAGAGACTTTTGACAAAGGAACTGTTATTGAAAGACAAGAAGAAACTAAATCTGACATTATGGAGATAATGAGTCAGGAAGCATTTTTTGACAGTTTAATGGTAACTAAGCCTATGGTAAAATATAGAGCTAAACAAACAGTTATATTAACTAAACAGATGCTTAATAGTAAAGATTCTAACAGAGTAAAGTTTTCAGCTAGATTATCCCAAGCTACAGGAATGACTTTAGAAGCGTTAGTGGATACATTAGCTGTTATGGTTAATGAAAGAAGAATACACAAAATGCCTTTACAGAGATGGAAAGAGCAGGATTTAATATTATTAATAAAGAGGCACTCATATAGAGCACCTACAGAGTTTAATTAATTATGAAAATAGAAGTAAAAAGATTTGCAGATAATGGAGACACCACATTGGGAATCCTTTACATCAATGGGGTATTTGAATGCTTCACAGTTGAGGATGAGGAAAGAGACATTAAAAAGAAAGGGGAGACTAGAGTTCCTAATGGTACTTATAAAGTGGGTATAAGAAACTCAGGAGGTTTTCATACTAGATATAAAGCTAAATATGGTAGTATGCATAAAGGAATGTTATGTATATATAATGAAAAAAATTGGATACTAAAGAATAATGGAATGGTATTTCAGTATATCCTTATTCATACAGGAAATACAGATGAACATACGGCAGGATGTTTACTAGTAAATGATGCTGTAAGTGGTAAAACCTTTACAGGAAGTTCTAGTAGAGATGCTTATAAAAATATGTATCCTAAAATAATAAAAGCTTTAGAAAACAACGAAACAGTATCTATTACGTATACTGATATAGAAACAGGTAAATAATTATAAAGATGACAAATACAGTAAAGAAAGTAACAAGCAATTACATGAAGCCTACTCCAAAGAAATGGAGAAAATTAGGTGATGCATTATTAGGAATGAGTTTATTCATAACAGGTACTGCAGTATATAATGATGTAGATTGGTTAGTATATACCTCAGCAGCTATTGGTGTGATAGGTAAGTTTTTAACTAATTTCTTTTCAGAAGAATAAATGGATTTAAGGAGTACATATAGAAATGCTTATGCATTGCTTTTAACAATGATAGTTATAATACTATTATCTGCTAGGGCATGTTCTCCTGGAGGATTCTTTGGTGGTACTGCTGTGGTAGGAAAAGATTCTACTTATGTTAAGACTGTTGAGGTATTTAAGAATGTGATTGACACAACTTATACTGACAGTATTATAACATGGTATCATCAACATCCTATACAAGTGCCTGAGTATATTTATAGAAATAGACCTGACGGTACAGATACAGACTTTTCTGATATAATAGATATGATTAATGAATTAGATTCTATTAATGATAGTACAGAGATATTTACTTATGGAGCTAAGGATAGTGTGCTTAACTATATGATATATGTAAGAAGTAGAGTTAAACCTGTAAGTGTATGGTTGGAATATGATGTTCCTTCACTTACTATAAAGGACTCTACTTATCAAAAAGATTCTACTCATACTAAAGAAGAGATTAAAGTCTCTGAAAAAGTAAGAGTAAACCAAGTTTACTTAGGATCAGAAGCTATAGTATATCCTAGTTTCAAAGGTGGTTTTGTATCTGCAGACTTTATAAGTAATAAGGGATGGCAAGTAGAAGTTGGGGTAGGCTATGGTGATTTTGGAAATGGTGTAGTACCTATGGGAAAGATAGGTTTTAAAAAATTAATTAGTTTTAGAAAAAAGAAATGAGTACATTTACACAGTTTAATCCAGGTACTGTCTTAGAAATAAGACAAATCCACAATAAGGCTCAGGCAACTGAGAATAAAATTTATTGGGGTAGAGCTGCAGATGGTTCTGTACATAAATATAGAGGTACTCACGAAGGTAGATTAAAAGATGAAACTGAATTAATACAAGCTGAAGATGATATACTTGTTAATGATGCAGGTATTAAATCTAATAAAGGTGAAATAGATAACAATGCAGAAGACATAAAAGCTTTAGATGAAAAGAAAGCTGATAAGTGTTATGCACTTGCAATGAGTATTATATTATGAATAAAATAATATTAGATAAGGAAAAATATACGTTTGATGCTTCAGCTCAAACTATTACTTTTACAGAGGTAATACCTTTACAACATATATTGTTAGTTACTAATATTACTGATAATACTATTATATACAACTTTGCTTGTGATGGATTTGGGGGAACTATCTCTTCTTTAGTACTAACTTTAGAGTATGATACTACTTCAATGAGTGATTCAGATGAATTATCTATCATAGTTTATACAGAAGAGTTAGCTACAGATACTGAACAAACAAAGTTATTAGAAGCTATTTCATTACAGACTCAGTGCTTAAATGAAATATTAAATGAAATAAAAATGTCTAATGTTTTTATAAAAGCATTAGCTTAAATTAATTAATATGAGTGAAATGAAGATAAAAGATGGTAGCGGTAAAAATAAACTTGCTATTGTAGATAGTACCCAGAGGCTTTATACAAGGTCTGTATCTGAAGATGAATGGAAAGAAGCTACTATTAATGGTGACCATTATGCAGTAACATCTGGAGCTATTACTTTAACTAGTGCTAACCTTAGTGCAATGTTATACTTTAAAAACAATGAAGAGGAAGACTTACTTATTGATAGAATAGTCTTTAATTCAGATGATTCTACTGGAGGAACAGTAGACCAATTTGTTTTTACTATGGTAAAAAACCCTGATGGTCTTGGTTCTGGTAGTGGTAATGATGCTACCATTGTTAATACAAACTTTGCTTCTCCTAAGACATTAGATATTATTAGTGAAAAAGGACAAGAAGCTGCTACTGTAACTAATGGTACTACAATAGCAGGATGGAGAATTGAAAATCCTACTAGAATGAGAGTTGTTAATGTTAGACTTATTATGCCAAAAGGTTCAAGTATAGCTTTTACAGTTACACCACCAGCTAGTAATACCTCTATGGTAGCTGTTGTTGCGTGTAATGTTCACAAAATAAAAACATTATAATATGGCTTTAGAATTTGAAATAGTTGACGGTACAGGAGTAAATGGTTCTGCAAAAGTTAATGATAAAAATGAATTACAGGTAAGGGCTACCAACCATCCTATACAGCACGTTATCTCAGAAAGAGATGGGCAGGCTTATCAAGTGGTGGGGGACTTTGCTTCAGTAAATAATAGTACTCATACTATATTACACTTAAAGAATACTAGTACTACTAAGAATATGTACATTACTTATATTAGAGTACAAACAGTAGATTTAGCAGGTGGTACTACTTTACCTTCAGCTAATACTTATTGGCAAGTAGGAACAGGGACCACATATAGTTCTGGGGGTACTGCAGTTACACCAGTAAATGTAAACTTTTCTAGTGCTAACCAAGCTTCCGCTACTGCTTATGATAACAATCCCACATTAGGAGGGAGTTTTACTGAGACAGATAGATACTATGTACAGTCAGAGGCTGATGCTGTAACCTATAGAAAAGAAGCTGTAATGATATTAGGACCTAATGACACTATAGATGTTAGATTAATTAGTGACCACACATCAGGGACTGCTTACGCTAGAATAAGTTTCTTTTATGAAAATGCTGATGATTAATAAATAATTATGCCAACTAGAGTTAAAATACAAGGAGGTACATCTCATAAACCTGCAGATGTAAAAAATACTAAAGAGTTTGGTAACGGGCTTAAAGTATTTACATATACTGGTGAAAGACTATATGACAGAAGTGCTTTCTTCACTAATGAGACATACGGTTCTGATATGAACCAAGATGCTTCTACAGGAGGTACTCCAGATAGAGTTCATAATGGTATTGATACTATATTATGGACAGCTTCTGCAATTGCAGGTACTTGGACTTTTAATGACCCTGCTCAAGCACATATTAGTGCCCAAAGTATTGGTGCTACAGCCACCGTTAATAACGATGTTGCTCAAATAGCTAAAGGCTCTAATTTAACTATAGCTAACTATGTATCTTTGACTGGCTGGATATATATTACAGGATGGAGTACTTCAGGTACAAAGCAAGTTAATGTGGTAGGATGGGATACAGGTACTGCAGCAGCAGTAAGTAGTTCAGTTAATATTGGTAACTATGTTGATACTACAACCCTAAATACTTGGCAAAAATTTACTATTCCTTTTGCAGACTTTGGATTCACTTCGACTACATTAGATGCAATTAGAATTACTACAGTGGATATAGGAGCAGGACCCCCTCCTAATTACTATTTAGATGACATACAGTTTGAACAAACAGGAGGTTCTATTATATATGAAGCAGGACCACAGCCAGGAGAAGTATGGGAGGTTAATAACATCAATGTGGTATTTGCCGATGCTTATGCTGGTACTGTTACTAATGGAACTATGCCTAGCATACCTTATGATGGTTTTTTAGGAGTATCTACTTTAACTAGTGGAATAGTATTTAAAGTAACTCAAGGAGGACAGAGTTTAGGTAGTTCTACTTATACTGACTTTATAGATATAATGTCCATGGCTGAAAGAGTAACCTATCAATCAGGAAGTGATGGTACTAATACTTGGGTAAGAGTTGATATAGAATATCCTAACCATTTTAGATTGGAAGGAAAGAATAGAGATAAATTAGAAGTAACAATTAACGATGATTTGACGGGATTATTACACTTTAGGTCTAATGTTAATTACTCTAAATTTATTGATATAGAATAAAAAGTTGCTAAAAAATTTGGAAGTAATAAATAACTTTCGTATGTTTGCTAAGATTTTGATTTTAAACATGTTTTTAGAGAGTCTAGGCAAATATTCCAAATAGGGACCTAGACTCTTTTTTTATTAACCAATAAATATATTATGAGTAGAGAAGACTTAATAAATAAATTTTTAAATAATAGAAGTTATTTAAAAAATGGTGCTAATTATTTAGCTTCCATATGGAATGTGGATCCTAATGAAGTAAGGATAGCTAGAAAGAAAACTAAATTAATATTACTAGAAAAAGAAGTTGATGAAGATTCAGATAAAGAATTTAGAAGAATGTTCTTTGATATTGAAACTAGTTATAATGTAATAGCTGATTTCTCTTGTGGGTATAATAAATCAATTGGACCTCATCAAATATTAAGAGAAAGAGGTATAATATGTATCTGTTGGAAATGGGAAGGAGAAGATAAAGTTCATTATCTTAAATGGGATGACAACCAATGTGATAAAAAGATGCTTATTGAATTTACTAAAGAACTTGAAAAAGCAGATGAAGCTATAGGTCATAATGGAGATAAATTTGATTTAAGATGGTTAAGAGGAAGAGCTATAATACATCAAGTGCCTTTTCCAACTTATGTTAAGTCACTAGATACATTGAAAAAAGTTAGATCAGCAGGATACTTTAATTCTAATAAGTTAGATTACTTAGCTAAGATCTTATTAGGATATGGTAAAGTAGATACTGGGGGATTTCAATTATGGGTAGACATCTGTGAAAAGAAATGTAAAACTGCCATGCATAAAATGATTACTTATTGTAAGAATGATGTAGTAATATTAGAGGAAGTATTTGAAAAACTTAGTCCTTACATTACACATAATACACATGTAGGTGCGGCAAAAGGAAATAATAAGCATAGCTGTAAAGCTTGCGGAAGTGATAACATATCATTTAAAAAGAATGTATTTACTCAAACAGGTAACATACAGAAATTAGTAGAATGTACAGATTGTGGAACAGATTTCAAATTATCTAATGCTGTCTGGAAGAAATATTTAAAAAGTTAAATAGATGACTGAAAATGAAGCAGTATTTAATATACTAAGCAAAATAAAACCTTATCTAGAAGATGATAGTGATATCTCTCCTAGAGAGGTTTCTTTTAAATTAGCTAACCAAAGAGCCTTGCTTCTTAGGAATGAGCTAAATAGAAATAGAAGTATTGATCCAGATATCATCCAAGATTTAGGATGTGTGGCTATGGAATTAGCTGACCCTGCAGAGTGTTGTGATGTATCAACTGGATGTAAGGTTCTTAGAACTGTTTTAGAGATACCTACAACAATTGAACTTTATAATGATATAACACTAACTAGAATTGGACCAGTAGATAAAACTAAGAAAGAGTTCAGTAGAACAACTCTAAGCGGTGCAAAATGGGTGGGTAATGGAAAGTATACAAAAAATGAGATATACGCTTACACGGCAAATAACAGGGTTTATTTAGTGTCTAATACTGACAACCATAAGTTCATAGAGAATATTAACATTAGGGGAGTATTTGAAAATCCTGCGGATGTAATACCTTTTACAAACTGTTCAACTGGTTCTAGTTGTTATTCTGCTGATGATAAATATCCATTAAAAGCTTGGATGTATAATTACATTGAAGGACAAGTAGTAAAAGAATATGTTCAACTATATAATCTACCTGCTGATATATTAAATGATGGTGGAGATAATACTGTAACTAAACAAAGCTAATGGCTGTTAGAAGTAAAAATAGAGGTATATACAAATCAGACTATGGTATAATAGATATGTATAGACATTACAGAAATACTCAAAAAAATAAAGGTATTGAGCCTGTAGACATATCTACTTATAGAAAAATTATTAAATCATATAATATACAAATATGTGATTATATAGTTAAGGAGTCTGGGGAATTAAGACTACCACATAGATTGGGGTATTTAAGAATACGGAAGTTTAAAACTAAATTAAAGCTTGATCATAATGGTCAGCTTATTACTAGACATTTACAACCCAATTGGAAAGCTACCAATAAGCTATGGGAAGAAAATGAAAATGCTAAAAAAGAAAAGAAAATAGTTTGGCATACAAATAAACATACCAATGGTTATTATTATAAATGGTACTGGGATAAAAGAGCTTGTAACATTACTAATCATACTGTATACTCTTTAGTGATGAGCAGAGACAATAAAAGAAATATAGCTCGTACTATTAATGAAAATGAAAATATAGATTATTATGAATAATGGCAAATACATAAAAATGGACAGAGTTATTGAAAACGTATATAGAGATTACGGGTTTGATAACTTAGATTGGATACATTGTGTAGAATGGATTGGCGAGTGCTTAGATTTAATAGGTGCTCCTTTGACGTATATAAAGAAAGCTACAGATGGTAATGAAAAGTTAGGTCATCAATCACCTGTTGTAATAGAAGATAATAGAGGTAAGATACCTTGTGATTTACACCAAGTTATTCAGATATTCAAAAAAGAAAATGGATATTATCATCCAATGAGAACATCTACTGATACTACTCATATATCATATTTTTGTAATGGTAAATCTTCTGATATAAATAGAGATAGTGAATATACTTATACTTTAAATGATAATTTTATATTTACAAATTTTGATGAAGGTGAATTAGTTATAGAATATATGGCTAATCCAACAGATGAAAATGGTTATCCTATGATACCTGACAACATTAAATATATTAAAGCTTGTCAAGCTTATATAGGAGATAAGATATTATTCAAAAAAGAAATTAAAGGTGTAGATATTAAACCTAGAGTAGTATTAAAGATTGAGCAAGATTTAGCTTGGTACACAGGTGCAGCAGATGCATCAGCTAGAATACCTACTATAGATGAAATGGAAAGTTGGAAAAATAACTTTATGAAATTAATACCTAATGTTAATTCACATGCTGGAGCATTCAGAAGTGATGGACAAATGGAAAGAAGGTTTAATGCATCTAACACTAATGGTAATAATAACAATAGAAGATAATGGCTAAAAAGAAGTATACATTTATTGGAGGTATGGATCAGGACACCTCTAAATCTAAAAGAGGTGATACTAAATACTATAAAGGTACCAACATCAAAGTTCTTACTGAAGAAGGATTATCTTCCGGTAACATTGAGAATGAAGATGGTAACTTATTATCTTTTGACCTACCTGATACTTTAGGATTCTGGAAGATTAGATTTGATAATCCTGAAAATCCTGATTATGGAAAATTATCTATTACTTATAATTCTACTATATATAGCACAGGAAATGTTAATAGTATAGAGGATTTATATGCAGCTATGCTTATAGCTTTATCTAATTTAGCTACTACTGACTATAAGTTAATTAGAAATGGAGAGTTTATATATTTAATCCCATTAACTTCTGCTATATCTACTATAGTAGGAGATACTACTGTAGGTAATGATGGATTAAGTACTAACACAGGAACTTATGAGGTAGAACCTCAAACTGATTTAAGGATAATAGGATGGACTACTCTTAGAGATGAAGTAATAGTATTTTCTACTAATGAAACATCAGCGACTCCAAATTCTGCAGGACAGATATGGAAGTTTAGTTATGATCCTATAACAAAGATAATTAATAACATAGGTGCTAACAGTACTCTGACCTTAGCTGATCATCTTATTTATAATAATAAGTTGAATTTCTCTACTCATTGGCATATAGGTACAGAGGCTGTTGGACACTATGAAAATTCAAAGACAGGAAGAGTTTATTGGACTGATGAATACAATAACCTGAGAACCATCAACGCTTTGGACCCAAACCTATTAGGTTTTTCTCCTGGCGACCTTGATATTAATTCTCAGCTTGATATGAGCATTCCTATATTAGACCGTGTGTCTTCAAATGGTTCATTACCAGATGGAGCCACGGTTCAATATTCATATAGACTATTTAATGTTGGTGGAGGAAGTACAGTTTTCTCACCTGTAACTAATCCTATTCCTTTAGGGAAATTTGACCCTACATCTAACTCTGCAGGTAATAGACCTTTTGAAGCGGATGGGGATACAACATCTTCAGGAAATAAATCTGTTACATATAATATAAGTAACATTGATACTTCTTATAATTATATTGAACATATTGCTGTTGTGAGAGTTGGAAGTGCTACAAGCATATATAAATTTGATGAAGAGGCAGTTCCTTCTGATGGTAATCTAGAAGTTATACATACTGATAAAGGAGATGATATTCCTATTACTCCTGAAGAATTTGCATTCTTAACTAGGACATTTAAGAGATGTAAGACTATTACTATAAAAGATAAAAGACTTATAGCTGCTAACTTAGATACTTTAGATACTACTGTTGATGGATGGGATTCAAGAGCTTATAGATTTAATAGCTCTTATCAAGCATTACTGAATGATAAAGAATTAAGTCCTATTACTCTAGATAACTCAGGAGCTAATACTCCTGCGTATGCTTCAGTACCAGAAGAACATGATGTTATTAATCCTTATAATAAAGAACCTCATTTAGATTCTAATGATAATGTGAATACTGCTAACCAGTATAAATTTCAAGAAGACGGTGTTACTTTAGGTGGTAGTGGACTAAATGTATCTTATAAATTTGTGACTGAGGAAGTGTCTTTAAAAGCTACTGTATCAGGTGCAGGTAGTTCTGGGTATTCAGTTGATGGTAACTATAATACAATACATTATAATAGATTTAATGCAGCTCCATATAATAATTCTGGATATGTTTCATTAAATGGAGAAGATAGAGTTGCTCCAGGAGAATATCAAAGTTTCTTATCCCCTGCAATGGTTAATACTTTTAAAGGATATGCTAGAGGTGAAACTTACAGAATGGGAATAGTATTCTATGACCTTACAGGAAATCCTTATAATGTTAAATGGATAGGAGATATTAAAGTACCTGAAGCTACAGAAAAAGTAAGTGGTAATTATCCTTATAGTGTAACAGGAGATAATATATCTGATAGTAATTTATATGACGGAAACTATCCTATCAAAGGAAAATCTATTGGAGTAGAATTTACTGTTGATGTATCTGATTTATTAGGTAAAGTATCTGGATATGAAATTGTTAGAGTAGAAAGAAAAACTCAAGATAGAAGTAGATTAGGTACTGGTATTATGACTAACTTTGGTTTAACTAATGGTACTTATGGTGGAAGAAGAAGTTTTGCAAAAACAGGTGGTATTTATGCATCAAATAAAATTCCATTATTATATACAGCAACAGGTTTCCAAGATACTGACCAAATAAATGTAGCTTCAACAGGAACTAAAGCAACTGCTATAATAAATGATGCTCCCGTATTTTTTAATACTGGTGGATTAAGAACAATGGCAATCATATCTCCTAATAGCATACTAAGAAGGGATAGTGGATATTCTTATAAGTCTGGAGACACTGTAAGAACTCTTGGATTCTATAGAGATATGTATGAAGCAGGTACGTTGTACCAGAAAAGAAATGCTAATGATTTTAATGGAGATGCTGACAAACTTGTAGCAGGATATAATATTCTAGGAAGAGCTTGGAATACTTCTGATGCTTGTCAAGAATCCAGAGAAATAACTCAAGAGGAGCAAATGGGAATGGCTGATGTGATTAGTTCAGGATGGAATGGACCTGCTGGATTAGGTGTAACTCATTTTGCTAACTGCTCTCCTGCTACTACAGGAGAGGATGATCCTGCTGGTGTAGGAGGACAAAAACAAGTTATAGATATTAATGATAGGTTTGAGTATTACTCTGCAAGTAATTCATTAGCACCTTGGATTTCAAGCAGTAATCCACTACAAACAATTGCTAATGCAGGAGCTTATACTCCTAAAGCAGATACTACTCCAATTAACTCTTATTGGTGGAGAGAAATTAGTTATGATAGAACCTTAGCTAATCAATATGGTGGTGATACCTACGAAGCTAGATCAGGAAATGAATATATTTCTACAGGTACTTATGAACAATTAAAAGAATATTATAATAGTTCTAGAACTATAACAGCTTATGGAGGTGATGTATTTGTTACTATGTTCCATTATCAGTTTTATGAAACTAATTATACTAGTTTAAATAAAGGTAACTTCGGTGTTAATGATTATAAGTATCACTTAGGATTTGCAATGCCTTGTGAATCTCCTATTAACTGTGATTACTTAGACTCAGGACACTATGCAGATAAATCTGATACTGATTGGTTGAAAGGTTCTAATAGTTGTAGTGATAGTAGTAACGGTAGTACTTGTGTAGGAGAAGCTGTATACTCTTTAGGAGACCATTATAGATATGATAATAATGTAAAGAAAATATTTTATCCGCCTGACTTTATAGATAATCTAGTAGAAGAACATCCCCATAGAATATGGGCATCTGAAACTAAATTAGATGGTGAATTATTAGATAGTTGGAGAGTATGGTTAGTTAATAACTATACAGAAGTAGAGGGACAATATGGTGAGATTAATAAAATTACTACTATTAAGGATAGATTTTTATTCTATCAAGACAGAGCATTTGGTACAGCATCTATTAATGATAGATCTGTAATTAATGATGAAAATGGTGTAGCTTTAACAGTAGGTAGTGGTGGTATATTAGATGACTACGGATACATATCAAGAAACACAGGTACTAAACATAAATTCTCAGTGGTTCCTAGTGGAGCTGCTGTACATCACTTTGATGGAATATTAAAGAAATGGATGCAGTACACTGGAGGAGCAATGCCTCTTAGTGATGTTAAAGGATTGCATTCTCATTTCTTAGGGTACAATAGTTCTCTATTAAGTAGTGATAGAATATTAAATGGTGCAGGTATACACGGTGTATTTGATAGAGTTAGAAATAAAGTTTACATGACATTCTTAGGAGCTAAACAAGTTATTCAAGCTGGTGGAGATATATCATTAGATAGTGTAGAAAACTTCACTATATGCTTTAATGAAGCTATACAAGCTTATGAAAGCTTCTCAAGTTGTGCACCATCATTATGGTTAGAAACAGATGGTAAGCTACTTACCGTTGCTAGACAAGATGAAACTAGTTCTGTTATTCTACCTGGTGGTGATGCTGATTTATCATTTGTAGATCCAAGAAATAAAGGATACCTACATTATGAAGGTGAGAAGAATAATTACTATGGTATAGTATATCCTTCTACTTTAGAGATTATACTTAATCCTGCTCAAGATTTATCAACTGTATTTGATTCAATAGAATATAAAGGTGAAATGTTTATAAATGATATAGACCAATCAACATTAACACTAGATACTATTCAAGCAGTTAATGATCATCAAGATTCTGGAGTAATCAATTTAACAGTTGGAAACAATGTAATAAGAAAGCTTAGAAGCTGGAGAACTAATATACCTAGGGATACGTATACTAATAACCCTAGGATGCGTGATTACTTTATTAAATTAGTACTTACTCATACTCCTGATAATAATGAAAGAATGGTATTACATGATATAATACTTAATTTTAGACCATCACCTAACTAAATTGGTGAATGAATATAACTATATTAATTAATAACAATACTTAAAAATATTTGTAAGTGTGCGTAACCTACAGTATTTTTGTAAATTAACTCAATAAACATGGCAAAGAAAAAATCAATTAACCTTTCTGAACTACTTAAAAATTATAGTATTAAAGATGATGTTACTCAAAACCCTAATAAATATGTAATTGGAGGTCAATTACATGCTCCGCAGGGAGGTTATCAAGGAGTTCAGGGTGCTCCTTTAGCTGGAGCTAGTTCAGGAAGTGGAGGTCCTGGAGTAGGAGCTTATGCTGCTGGAGCTAATATGGCATTAGACATGATTCCTTCAGATGCGGGAAAGACTACTATAAATGCACAAGGGGTAGCACAACAAGAAGGGTTAGATACAGGAGATTATATGAAAGGAGTAGGACAAGGTGCTGCTAGTGGAGCTGCAACTGGAGCTGCATTCGGACCTTGGGGTGCTGCTATTGGAGGGGTTGTTGGAGGAGTAGGGGGATTCTTTTCTTCTAAATCTCAAGATAATGCTATCGATGCTAATAATGCTGCTCAGAAACAACAACAGGCTCAAATGGCTAATGGAGGAGAGCTTACTCAATATAATGGTAACACTCACGCTAATGGTGGTATACCAATTGGACAAGGTGCTGAAGTTGAAGATAAAGAAACAAGATGGGAAGATTATATTTTTAGTGAAAGATTAAAAATCCCAGGGAAGAAATATAGTTTTGCTGATGCTTCTAAAAAGATAGAAGCTAAATATAGTAAAAGAAAAAATGACTCTTACGATAAAAAAGCTAAGGAAAGAGAGATGAAATCTCTTATGGCTATGCAAGAATCTGAAAGAGAAAGAATGGATTTAGACCATCAGAATAAAATGAAAGAGACTTTTGCAGCAGGTGGTGATATGAAATATCCTGATGGTGGAGAACTTCCAATTAACCCTGATGGAACTTCAAATATTAACCCTTTAAGTTGGAATCAAGTTGCTGCTACTCCTAATGCAGCTCCCAATGCCCCAATGGTTCAGGGAAGTCAACCAGGTACACCAACTCAATTAAATGAGAAAGATGTAGCAGCAGCTTATGCTGCTCAAGGTAACACTTCTCCTACTTCTATAGGAATGTCAGGAAACTATGGAAATGATATAAATGTTACTCCTCAGGATACAGTAACTGCTACTGATATTCAAAGTGGTCAAATAGGAAACTATGCTCCTACTGCAGGAATGGCTCAAATTCAAAAATGGGGAAATCAAGTAACTAAAAATATTCCAGATAGACAAGGTATAGATGGTAATGTTATTCCTGGAGGAATACAAGTACCTTCTGCTATGGCAAATAGACGAGCTGAAAATAATAAATATTTAAGCATGTTTCAAAAGAATACTATACAAAGAGCTGCTGATGCTTATGCTGCTCAAGGAGAAGGGTATGAAGCTTATAAAGGTTTTGTTCCTGGACAACCTCTTCCTGATGACGTAGCATTATCTCCAGAACAGTTAGCTGCATTGTATTCAGATAAACCTGAAAAATTAGGAAAGTATCATAATTTAATGGAAGAGCAGTTTGCTATAAATGATATTTTAGGAATATCTAACGATGGATTTTTTGGTCCAAAAGAATTAGCAAGAGAAGGTGAAGGATTGAAATATAAAGTAAGAGAGCAAATGTGGGGACCTAGACATGCTAATTATGATTGGAGTAATCCAGAACGACAAGTGAATTATGCTAAAGATAGAGTAACTAATCCAGGAGTTAGAGCTTATGGTGGAGAAATCAATCCTTCTACCGGAAGAGTAATGGCTGAGTATGGATTAACTCCAGAACAATTATTATTAGCATCCCGAGCTGCTAGTGCTAAAAATGAATCTACGCCACAGCAATTTGCAAATTTAAATAATCTTTCTATCAATGTTCCTAATCAACAAGGGTTTGGTACAAGTGAAGGAGGCTTTGGTGAAATGGGACAGGGATTTCAATCAGGATTAAATATTCCAAATATAGCATCACAAATTAATAATAATACTAATGGTGGGTTAGCCAATGAAAATGATTATAATGTAGGTGTTCCAGAAAAGAAAGGTACAGGACTAAGAGACTTAGGAGTGTTATTAGGACAGAACTTAGGTAACATTAATAATATAATACAAGGAGCTAAAGGTGCAGAACAAGTTGAATTAGGAAGTATTAATCCTGCTAAAGTGAGTTATAAGGCAGCCATAGCTAATGCTAATAGTGCATATGACTCTGCAGCTAATATTGCTAGAGAAAACATTAGAAAGAATGCTACAAGTTCTGGACAAGCATTAAGTAACCTTATTGCTCAGAATACTTCTCTTACTAAAGATAGAGCTGCACAAATAGCATCTATAAATGAAAGACAGCAAAATACAAATGCTCAAGCACAAGCTCAAGCTGATCAAACAAACTTACAGATGAGAGCTAGAGAAGAGGACCTTAATCAAAGAGGTGACGCTGCTTCACAACAAGCAATGGCTGCAGGACTTACTGGAATAGGTTCATCAATAGCTGGTTTTAATAAAGATGCTAAGGCTAATAAAATGCAAGATCAATACATTCAGAATCTACTTAATACAGGTCAATACGCAATAGACCCTAAGACTAAGCAGATTATATTTCTAGGAAACAAAACAGTTTAATATGGCAATATCAAGATACTACGGAGCAAAACCTCAAGAGTATGTTTCTCAATTCGTACCTGAGAATTTAGCTCTAATGCAAAATGCTTTAAATCAAAGACAACAATCTGCAGATAAAACTGCGGATGAAATGGGTTTATATGAAGATGCTTTACTTAATGAAAAAGCATTAAAAAAATATGACACAGAGCAATTAGAAAATATACGTTCAGAGTTAGAAGATTTTACTAGTTCTATGAGTAAAAAAGATTTATCTCTTCCTCAAAATGCAAGAGAAGTATCTGCATATATGAAAAAGCTTAATAATGATCCTAGACTTCAGAAGATTAGACAAGGTGTAGCCTCAAAAGATAAGTATGATAAAATAATAGAGGAATATAAAAAAGATGGAAAGGGATTAAAATATGCTTATGAGAATGATGAATTTATTAGATCATTCACAGATTACATGAATCAAGAAGGAGATGATAAAAAGTTTGCAATTGACTTCATAGGTGGAAAAGAAACAATACAAGCAGGAGTTGATATGTATGCTGATAAAGAAAAACACTTTAAAAATATAAGTGCTTCAGGAAGAGAGACTCTTGATAAGATATCAGATGGAGATATTACTAGATATTTTAAAGAAGGAGCTACAGGAAAATCTTATGATAAAATATTAGAAGTAGCTAACTCTGAATTTGATGATTATCAAAGATCTCCTGGTGGACAACAAATGTTAAGATGGATTGATACTTATAAACCTGATTTAAAAACTAATGAAGAGAAATCTTTGTATATGTTTAAAGACTTCTTAGAGACAGGAAAGAAACAAGTAGGAATGAAGTATACTACTAATAAAGATGTTGCTCTTAATCAATTAGCTAAAGAAAGAGAAACAAAGCAAGCAGAGAAAGCATATGCTCTTACTCAGAAAGGTAAGACACAAGGGTATTTCGGAGAATATAATAACATAGATGATTTTAATAGTAAAATAAGATCATTAAAAAATTCAAAAAACCCAGCAGATATTAAACAAGCTGAATACATGGAAGCTCAGAAAGAGTACATGCAAGGTGAGTTTGCTAAAACATTAACTGGTAAAGATAAGTTAATGGCTGAAGTTACCTCTGATCAGATTATTAAAATGCCACAAGTACTACCTCAGCTACTAAAAGAACTAAGTATAGCTGCTCAAACAAGAGCTGAAGAATATACACACTTTGGTAATCCAAAAAATGCCACTCCATTCAGAATGCTGGCTGAATATGATGTTGATAATGCATCTCCAGAACTCCAAAAGAGAATGATGGAGACATATAAGAAACATTTTGATATTGAGAAGTATGCTAAAAAAGCATATGCTAAATTAATTGATGTAGACATAGATGATTACAATGAGAAAAGAGATAGTTATATAACAAAAGGTGAGATATTTGAATCTACAGATATCATACTAGGAGCTTCATCAGGTAGTAATTCTACTAGAACTAATGTAGCTAATCAATTACAAACTTCTCTGAACAATATAAATTATAATATATTACAAGGTGATGCAGAGATGGATTTGTCAACCATTGCTCCTAATATAAATAAAGAATCCATACATTTAACTAGAGGTGTAAATGGAATGGAATTAGCATTTACTTATAAAGATGTAGATGGTATTGATCAAACTACTATTGTTCAACCAAAAGGAATGGGTGAATATTACCAAGCAACTACAGATGACTTATATAGAAATTTATCTGGAGGAGATGATGAATTATACAAAGAATTAAGAGATATTCACATAACAGCATCGTTAAAACCTGTTACTAAGAATAGCACATTATCTCAAAAAGAAGATGTTATAAATAAGGCATTAGAATTAACTTCCATTAATACTGGAAATGAGCTTATTGTAAATAAAATATCTGATAAATTAAATAATAAATATAAGAACTATTCAAATATAAATATTATAAGATCAGAAAATGGGGTAGAGTTAGTAGGAACTAAATGGGATGTTGATGGTAACACTGCTAGTATAGTTCTATCTAAAGGAGAGGATGTTCCAGAATTACTTTACGATATAATTAATAAAAAATATTAAATGGCTAAAGATTTATTGAATCAAGATGGATTAGATCCTAATTCAGATTATACTAGTTTTGCAAGAAAAAGACTAGAAAAGAAAAGAAGACTATCTCCTAAATATTCAAATCTTCAATCTACAGAAAAATTAGGATTAGATCACTTATCAGATTACGAAGATTACTTAGATTTATCTAAAACAAATGTTTATACACAGGATGTAAATAAACTAAGAGCTCAAGGACAAGGTGGTTTAGAACAAGCATTTAATGCAGTTGTAGGAGGTATAGGAATGGGTTTAGCTACTGCCGTAGAAGACTTGTCTTATATAGCAGATTTTGATAACCATGTCAAAGCTATGCAAGGATTAGACACTAACGAGAAGAACTGGTTAGCTGAAACAATGGGTGGACTAAAAGAGAATATTCGTGAGGGTATGCCTATATACAGAGAGAATCCTTCTGAAGTTTTTGATTGGTCTGACCCAGCATTCTACTGGGATTCAATGAGAGGTATTATAGATAGTGCCGTAGGTTTTGGTTTACCTGGAGGAGTAGTTTCAAAAGGAGTAAGTGCAGTAGGTAAAGGGGTACTTGCTATGTCAAAGGCTGTGAAAAATACTAAGAAAGCTTCAAATTTCATAGAGGGTAGTAAGAATGCAAAAAGATTTGATACCTATATGTCAAGTCTAATTAAGAATCAACCAGTAATGCAAGGAGCTAATTCTTTAGGTGCAGGTTATGTTCAGAACTATGCTGAAGGAAAGATTATGGCTCTTGAAACATATGATGAAACTGAAAAAGAATTATTAGAATTAAGAGAACTAGGAGAGTTAAATTTATCAGATGATGAAATAAAAAAGGTTGCTGGAGATGCAGCTGATAGAATGCTATTATATAATAAAGCTTTCATACTTACTGATGCATTTGGACTACATGGTCTAATGAAAGGTGTAGGAACTACTCGTAATATTATTAAACAAAGAGGGTTTAAAAATAGATTTAAAAACTTTAAAGATAATATAACTGGTTTAAATTCTGATAACCTTATAGTACAAGGTGCTAAAGAATCTGTAGAAGAGATTGGTCAGAGTTCATTACAAAAAGAAAGTTCATATAGAGCTAAAAAAGATGCTGGAGTAGATGTATCTGGATATGACGAAGATGTATTAGCTAGACTAGCAGACTTTGCCTCTAGAGATGAGGCATTACTTGAGGGTATGATGGGATTCTTTGGTGGTGGACCTCAACGTATATTATCAGAAGCTATGTCTGGAAGATATACAAAATCAGGTAGAGAGGCTTATGATAAATCATTCAGTGATCAACAAGTTGCTATTGCAGAAAGTGCTTCATTTGTAGAAGGTACTAGTGAAAATTTTATAAAGAAAAAAGAACTCGCAGCTAAATATGAAGCTAAAGGAGAGACTGAATTAGCTAGAGCTGTAGAATATTCTACATTTGCTGCAGAGGCAATTAAACATTTTGCTAATGGTACTACAGGAGTGTTTGAAGAAGACTTACAGAGAATTGCTAGTGGAGAGGTTACAGAAGAAGAGAAGGCTGCTTGGGGAGATAACCATCAGAAAAAAGCACAATTATTTTTAGATGAATTATCAAATTTAGAAAAGGAATGGATTAGAAATTCTAATAGGGGTAATGTTAGTCAAGTTGTAAGTAACTATGCAATGAAAGAGACTAACTCAAAAATAATAAAATCCTTTGAGAATAAAAGAGCTCAAGCATTAGAAAATTTACAAGAGGTTATAAATGATATTACTAAGGCTTATAAACCAACAATTAAAGATGAATCTGGAAAAGTTACTCCTTTTACATTTGATATTGAAAATTTAAAATCTAACCCATATAAAGGTAAAGGTTTAAAGAGTGCATCTGCTCAATATAATATGATGCTTAATCGTATTAAAGATAATTCAGATTATAAAGAATATTTAGATTTAGATAATAAATTAAATAATAATTTTTATGATCCAGCAAGTGGTAAGGTTAGACCTGGATTATATAAAAGAAAAGAAAAATTAAATAATGAGTATAATAAATCTAAAACTCCTGAAGCAGAAAAAGAATTTATAAAAAAACAACAAGAGTTATCTAAAAATGCAGCTAAAGCAATGGATGATGCTGCAAAAGAAGCAACAGTTCAAGAAGATTTAGTAAGTAAAGGTAATAAGTATACTGATAAAAATGGTTCAGAATGGATAGTAGATGATATAACAGAGGATGGAAAATATAAAATAAAAAAAGCTGTTAATCCTAAATCTACAACATTATTAACTCAAGAGCAATTTGACAATAAGTTTAAAAATGAAAGTGGTCAATACTCAACTAAGGTATCAAAAGAAAAGGCTGAGAAATATAAAACAGAAAAGGCTACTACTAAACAACAAAGGAAAGATAAAGAACCTTCAACTTCTGCAAAAACAAGTGAAGAAAAAAAGGTTAATAAAACTCCAGGTGATCCAAAAGAAATATTTAACTATGGTGTTACAAATAAAGAGAAGGATACTGGAGATGATGCTACTGCAAAATTAGTAGATGAGAATAGATTTAAAAGTAGAAATCCACTATCTTTAGCGTGGTTATCATCTAGTAATAGAGAGGAAAGTGAAAAAGGAAATACTGGAAATATAGATATTACAGATTATTTAGAACAAAAAAATATAGATGTAGTAGGTAAAAAGGTTACTATAGAAGTTGGTTTGCCAGATGTTAAAGATACTGAATCTGATTATTATAAAGAACAATTAGATTTATATAATAGTTTTCAAAATAGAAATGAACTATCTGAAGAAGATAAAAAAGAATTATTAGAAAAACTTATACATAACGGAACTATTTCTGTAACTTTGTTAGATGAGAATGGTAAGCCTATTGAAAAAGAAGGTACTCCAATTAAGTTATTTTTACATACTCCTACATTCATAAAGGGTGATAGTGATTATAAAAATTCAATGACATCTAATAGAAAAGATATATTAGAAAGATTAATGAAAGGTGAAGTTGTAACAAGTGAAGTTGTAGATAAATCAAATGGTAGTATACAAAATGGAAATACTTTAAATCCTATTCAAAATATTCTTTTTGATACTGATAATAAAGATATAAGTCTTTCTGTTAGACACTCTAATGGTAACTTTGCAGTAGGTATGGATGAAGATGGGAATTTAACATATGACGATGATTTAGGTTTATATGAAAGCTCATCATCCCCAAAAGGAGCAATATTTGCTAAGGTTAAAACAGCTAATGGTGAATCGTTTCCATTAAGATTATTTGTAGATAATATAAATAAGTATGAAGCTGAACTTATATATATGATATATAATAAGATCATAGGTGGAACTAACCCTTCATTACAACTTAGCAATGAAAAATTATCTGATATAGTTGATTATTTAAATACAGTAAAAGAAACAGCTACAAATAGAGAGGATAAAGCAGCAGTAAATAGAGTTACTGAAATATTAGGATTATTACCAAATAAAAAAGATTCTTCATTAGTGGACTTGTTAAACTTTTTAGTATATGAAGGTAAACCTGAAGATGGTAATACTAAGAACCCAACTAAATATCCATTATACTCTGAGAACTTTAAAGTACATTTTGGTAAAATGTCAATGGGTAAAAAACATACTCCAGTAGTTAAAGAACAATTTATTAATTGGTTACTTGAAAATAAGATTAGGAATGTTGATTTTAAAAGAATAAATGATATAAAATATAAAAATCATTTATTAAATAACAATATGTTAAAATCAAATGCAATAATTGGAGATGAAGGTCCTGTATTTGCACAACCTACTATCACTATTAAACAAACTAATTCTTCAAGTACATCAGGAAAGTTTAATAAAAACACAGGTCAGATGAATCCAGGTAAAGAGTTTTTTGAAAGTGAGGGAACAACAGTTGAAGAATTTGGTGGAGCTACTGATAAGACTGATTTAGATGTAATTAAAAATGAATTAACTTCAAATCCAAAAGGACTAAGGTTGGTAGAAACTGAAGATTCTAGATACTATTTAGATAAAGATGGTAATAGATATTTAGGAATGTCTAATATTGTAAATAAATCTGATTTTAAAGATGACGAAGGTAGATACAGTGGAGCTTCTCCAATTGGAAAAACTATTGATAGAATATTAAGAGATTTCTTTTCTGGTAAAAAAATAACATATACAGATAATATAAAAGAAAGATTGAGTAAAAAAGCTTTTGATGAGTTGATTACAACAATTACTAATTTCAAAAATACTTTCAAAGATGAAAATGGAAGTTTAGATCATATAGAATTTTTAACAGAAGGTCTTTTTATATCTAACTATAATATAAAAGCTGAACAAAAAGATATTGATAATGCTGTGTCTTCAGAGAAAGATAGAAAAAAATCTTATGGATTAGCTACAGAATTAGATATGGTAATAATAAATAGGAAAACAGGTGCTGTTGATTTAGTAGATTTTAAAACAGTACGATTGGATCCTAATAATAAATATTCAAATACTGTAAGTAAAAAAATAAATAAATCTTGGAATGGTAAACTTTCAGATAAAGAGGGATATTCCAAACAACAAAATGCAAGTAGAGAAATTTTAAAATTAAATACAGGTATTAAATTTGACTCTATGAGTTTACTTCCTATACAAGTTTGGTATCCAGATTTTGGACAAAAAACATTAATGGCAAAAATAGTAAATTTAGAAAAATTAGAAACTCTACCAATCTCTAGTATATTCCCTAGTTCTTATTCTAAGCAAATTAAAAAGCTACCAGATAGTAAGTCAAAAAAACAACCAGCACAACAAAGTAGTGAGGTTGAGAAAGTTCTTGTAGATAAATCTACATTAAAAGATGGAGATGTTGTTTATGATAAAGTAGGTACTAAGTTTATTTATAGAGGAGTAAGACAAGAAGGAAAAACAGGAGCTGGTTCTCCTAGATTGGAGAGAACAGATGGCAGTGGTGAAATTGCTATACCTGGAATAAACATAAAATTATATACTCAACCAACACAACAAACTAGTGAAGTTGAAAATGTAAAAATACCTCAATTAAAAATAGGTAAAGAAGATTTGGATAATTATATAGCTGAGTTAAAAGCTGATATAATGTATCCTGTTTCAAATGAGGATATAGATATTCATTCTCAATTATTACATGATAGCTACGCACAACTAATAGAAATGTATTCTCCACAAGAAGCATTAGAATTAGCAAAAAATACATTTTTAGAAACTTTAAAAAATTGTTTATAAATGAATTGTTTTAATTTATCAAAACCAGCAGAAAAGAAAGAATATAAAAGACTATTACAATATTCTAATATACCAGCATTTATAAATAAAGTATTTGACTATACTAATGGTGATACAAAAGGTATAAAAAGTAAAGAGGATTTCAATAAGGTTTTAAAATCCGCTTTAGATACAGTTATAAAATCTCCTGCATTAAAAGATACTACTTCTAAATTACCACTGTCTAGATTTACATTTGAACAAAGAGAAGAGCTTGTAGATAATATAATATTTTTAACTGCATTTGATGGAGATAGTCAATCCTTAAAACCTTTGAAGAATATAAATCTTTCTTTAGAGAATGTAAAGGGATCATTATTATCTGCTAAACAATTAGCTAATCCAGTATATCATTCTAATTATGATGAAGCATTAAAACCAGAAAATTTAGAGGTTTTAATAGATATGGCAACAGCTAAATTAAACTCTATGGGAGTACAAGTTGATTTAGAAGAAGATCCTGACTCAAAGAATGATGGAATGAAAGAGTTTGAGGATTCATTTCTAATAGAAAATAAAACAAGAGCAAGAGCTTTTGTAAAATTACTTGTTGGTTCATTACCAAAAAAAGAGTTAGGTACTACATTAGGTATAACAAAGTTTGTACCATATGATAAAACATTTAATGATCTTGAAGAATTATTAAGTGATTTATATATTGAGCCAGGTAAAGATGCATACGAGGTATTTAAAGATAAGATTAATTCTGCTACTGCATATCGTCCAGAGTATATTCAATTATTAAAGTTTCTAGATAAAACTAATGACCAACATAAGATTCAATTTATCAGAGCATTTTCTACTCTTAGTATTAATTTTTCATCTACTAGTATAGATGTTACTAAAGATAGTATGGGAGTAGAAACTTCTTATATGTCATCAGATAGTGTTACAGCTGAATCACAAATACTTTTAATATGGGAAGGAGCATTTAAAGAATATTTCATAAAAGAAGGGAAAGAACCTGAAGCAAATAACATACCAACAATAAAGGCTGCAGAAGATAGATATAAAAATAAAATAAAAAAAGAGTTAAGAAAAAGAATAAAGAAAGGTGAGACAAAAATTACTCAAGAAGATTTTAATGATACTGTAGGAATACTAGGATTTTTAGGAATAGGAATTAAAGAGAATGCTTTAAAATTATATCTATCTGATAATAGTGATGGTAATGATTTAAAATCTTTGAATAACCTTTATACTAATGTTATAGATAAAGTATTCTACGGTACTAGTGTTAGTACTAATGCCCTAAGTCATTTAGCTAAGAATGAAGTTAAACATGAAGATGGGTATGTAAAATCACCAATTACTGATGAATCAGAAATAAAGGCATTAGCTTCTTATCAAGCTAAGTTTGATGAAACAATTATAACAAATGGATTTCCTGGACCAGATGGTAAAATATATCAAAGTAAATCTCAATATGATTATGCTTCTAAAGTAATAGAAGATATTAAAAATAGTAATAACTATTTAGAAAAAATAGAAGGTTCTGATTTCAATACTAATTCAAAGTTTATTGAACAACTAAAAGATCCAAAAGTAAAAAAGAATTTTAAACTAGAACATTTCAATAGTAGAAGAAGTAAAGGTCAAGATGGTGGAAAAACTATGAAAGACCTATCTCCTGTAGATGAATATGCAGATAGAATAGATAGAGTCTTAACTAAAGGACAATTATCTTATTTAACATTAGCTGATAAAAATAGATTGTATTTTATAAGTGGATTAACAGTATTCAAGGAAGATGCTGATAATAAAATAAAAGATAAAGATTTAGTAAGTTCTTCTAATGTATCTGAAGAAATGGTTGATACAGTATTAGGTTATTTTGCTGATGAATTAATATCATCTAGGAGATATTTTTTGATAAATAAAATAACAACAAAAGGACAAAAGAAGAGAATATTAACTGGTATAGAAGCTAATATGAAAACTTCAAGTGTATTGCCTGGTTTATCTTTTGGTTCAAAAGAAGGTGATGACAATGGTTTATATCATACTGATGGAACACCATTTAAAATGTCTACTAGTTATATAGAAGAGGTTGGAGATCCAAAAAATCCAGAAATAGTTATAAACCCTGGATTCTTTTCAAATAGTAATCTTAGAGATTATATTAAAAATGTATTGGAAGAAAGAATATTAGCTAGTTCTCAAAATATGTTAGATACTTTATTCACTTTTGATGAAAAAGGAATACTAGATGAGACAGCTATATCTACAGATTTATTTAAAACATTTATAAACCCTAAAATAGCAGATAATAAAAAGCCTACTCGTAATGAAGTATTAGAAGGTATTAATGTTATGGCTACCAACTTTGTATATAAGAGTGTAGTAGGTAATGTAGAATGGTCTAAGATATTTACTGGAGATCCAAGAAAATACAAGAGCTTAGAAGATTATATGAAGAGAACTCCTGCTACATCTGCAACAGGAGATCATTTATATATTAATGAAAAGATAGGTTCTAAAAAACATTTTAAGTTAGCTATTGCTAGTGATGTAGATGAACACAATGCAGAAGAGTTAACTATTACTGCTAACATAGATAATATTGCACAATGGTTAGGTGTAGATAAGAATGATGAAGAACTAAACAATGTATTATCTGTATATGGTAAAAATAATAGAACGGATGCACAGGGTTGGATGACAATGGATAGGTTTAAAGATATCCTAAAAGGATTGGGAGAATGGAATCAAGAAATGGACCCAGGATTCAATAGACTTAAAAATGGAACTGAGACAGAAGAAGATATAAAGTTATTCTCAACTAAGATGACTAGTATGCAACCTAAAAAAGGAATGTACTATAGTTTAGTTGTAGATGAATGGGGGAATGCTAATCCTATATATTTGAAATATTCTACTGCTGTTCTTTTTCCAGGTATGATAAAAACATCTCCTAAGTTAGCTAAGATAGCAAAAGAAATGGAAGCTCAAGGTATTGATGAACTTGTTGTTGAAGATGGTGTTAAAGTTGGTAAAATAGCTAGTACTGATATAAATAATGATGAAATAATATTTAACCCTGTAACTTTAGAAAATAAATATTGGAAATTACAACAGGATTTACCATTTAAAGATAAAGAAACTAATGTTGGTTCTCAATTACAAAAAAATATTATAGGAGATATAGATTTATTTGCTGATTTTGGACCATATGGTACAGGAGAAGATGTATTGAGAGATATACATTCTACAATAAGTGAATTATCTAATAGAGGATTTGATAAAGTATTAAATAAACTAGGATTAGAAAAAGAAGAAGTAGAATATGATGAAGAAACTGGTAGATGGGAGATTGACTCAAGAGCTAATTTAAATAAACTATATGATTCATTAATTGAAGAATATACTAATGATGGTGAGACAGGGGATGTCATTCAAATGCTTAAAGAAAGACAACCTCTTGATTTTATATATACTCATGGTAACACAATAATGAGTAAAGTAACTTCAATTTTTACTAAGAATGCTATACAATTAGAGCAACCAGGAGGATCAGCAATTCAAATGTCTAACTTTGGATTTGATTTAGGTGATGATAGAGGCGTAGCTAAGACCATTTCTCAATTACCAGATCATATTAAAAATGAAATAACATGGTTACAAAAAGAAAATGAATTAACTGCTCCTACCGTTAAGACTAATCCTAAAACAGGAGAGTTAGAATTTTCAAGAGCACAAGTTGCATTACCATATAGTGCATTAGAAAAATTATTTGGTGAAGAGTGGGAAGAATTAAAAAATCTACCTATAGATGAGCTGAGAGATAGAATTGATCCTAAAGCATTACAAGGTATAGGTTATAGAATACCTAATCAAAAACTTGCTTCTAATGATCCAATAGAGATTGTAGCTATATTACCACCAACTGCTGGTAACACTATTGTTGCATACGCAGCTGTAACAACTAAGACAGGTTCAGATTTTGATATTGATAAGATGTATTATACAATGCGTCCTATCAAAAAGTCTAAAAAAAATGGTAAAACTTACATTGAAGCTGTTAAATATTTAGATAAGAATAGCACGGTTGAGGAAAGAGCAGAGTCTTTAGTTAGGAATACTTCGGAATTAGCTAGAGTTATGTCTATGTTATATGATACAGAAAGTGTTAAAAATATAATTAATGACATGAATGATTGGTATGCATTAAGAGAAACTGCATACTATAAAAAAGGATTAAAATTACAAGAAGAAGAAGATAAAATAAATAACATATTCTCACAAATAAAAGAGTTAAAAGCTAAATTAAAAAAAGCTAGTAAAAAAGAAAAAGAAAGTATAATAATAGACATTGCTGATTTACAATTCACGTTATCTAGGATAACTAAAGAAGAAGATATGGTAATGGAAGTTATTAATAAGTATAGAAAAGATTTAGTTACCAGTGTATCTGAAAAAATAAAAGGTCTTTCAATTGATGAACAAAATACTAAGAAAGCATTGCAATCTCGTAGAATAGATTTGTATGACGCTATATTAACTCATCCATCATCTTATTTAAGATTGATGTCTACAGTAGATTCTGATTGGTTAAAAGATCACATAAACATGACTCTACCTAAATCAGAATTAAAAGATTTAGAATTTTATACTGGTGAATTTCATATGAATGCTAGACGAGAAAACATATCTTCTAAATCAGGAGTTGGTCAAGTTGCTAACCACCAAGTAGATCATGCCATTAGTCAATGGGCTGAGATATACTTAAACCAAGAGAATAGATTGGGGATGGGAAATACCACTAAAGAAGGAATGGTGGATTTATCAGGTAAGACAGTTACTGAGTTTGAGATTATAGCTGCATATGATAAAGATGGTAATAAAATTGAATCTAAAGATTTATCTAGTAGTAAGCCAGTTAAGTATAAAATAGAAAAAGTAATAAAAAATAAAGTTGTAATAACAGAAGTTACATCTGCATATATGAATGCATTTGTTGATGCTGCTAAGGATAACTATATTGGTAGAGCTAACTTTAATAGATTAACTAATAATACTGCATTCTTATTAATAAGAGCAGGAATTAGTCCTCAGTTTGTAAATGCTTTCTTATCTCAACCTATTATAAAAGAGTATGTAAAAGAGACTATGATCAATGAAGGTCAAGCTACTCCAATTAGTTCAAAGAAACCTATTGACAAAGTATTAGATAAGTTTGGAGAAGGAGCAGTACCTAGTGAAGCATCTAAGTTATCAGATTTCAATACTTTAGATATGATGAATACAATTCTGAAGTATCAAAATTCAAAAGAAGATGTTGAATCATTAGATATGTCAGAAAGATTAGATCAGGTAGAAATATTAGAATTATTTATGCATATTGTAGAAACATCTAAGCATCTTAGAGATTCTATAATTTCTACTAAATCTGATACAGGAATAGGTAAGTCTTTATTTGATGCATACATAATTACTACTACTAGAGATAATGTTAGAAATGTTAATCTTATAGGTAACTATAATAAAAAGTTTGAAAAAGATGAGATGAAAACAATGGCTGGGACATTTTATAAAAATGGTCCTGCAGCAGCCAATGAGATAGTAGGTAAGCAAACACTTTTAGGAACTAGTGGTATGCAAAAATACTTACATAACACATATAGACAATTATGGGGAGAACTTCCTAGTGACTCTAGAAAACTACGTAAGCTATATAATATGGGGGTAGGAGCATTGATATCTTATATTAGTGATTTTAGTATGACACAAGAAGAATCTGCAGCTTTTAATTCTGGTGTAAATTCAATTGCAAAAAGAATTGTAAAATTACAAAATAATGATAAATATAAAGATAACTTTTTAGCTTCAATGTTAGTTACAGATATATCATATAATGGTGATATATCATATGTTGGTATAAATAACTTTAAACCTAGGAATGCTTCAGTTAATAAACAAATTTCAAATGCTTGGCAAGAGCTATATGAAGATCCAGCAACTAAACAGTTAGCAACGGATCTTGCTAAATATGCATTCCATTCTTCTGGAACAATGGATACTGGTTCAACACTGTATAGATTAATGCCTTATAGAATAGCTCAACAATTAGGGTTGAATACTGAAACTTATAATAAAATAAGAAATGTTTTAAATATTCATGACATATCTCAATCATTAATGAATCAAGTTCTTATAAATTCTTGGTATGATACAGAATTAGTACCTAAGATACCTAATAAAAATGCTTTACAAATAGGTAAATCTCCTGTAGGTATCATATTTAGAGTTAATGATGTTAGTAGCCCAGGTCTTAAAGTTGGAACAACAGAGAATAACCAACCAGTATTTAAACCTTTTCTTAGAAGAACATTATCTAATAAATTAGCTACGGATAGAATTATATATGAAGATGCATTATTTAAATATGTTGGAAATATAAAAGATTCTGAAACAGGTCGTGAATCTGGGGTATATAAAAGAGTTCCTAGATTTGGAACTAAACAAGGGATATTTAAATTATTTGAATTTACATTTAAAGATCCTAATAGAAACTCAGTTGTTAAATATAATAAATTAAAACCTTTTATATCTACTGCAGTTAATACAGAACTTGCTAAAATACAAGGTTCATTAATAGACCCTCAACCAGTCTATATGAAATCTCAAAGAAATGTGATAAAAGAATATGGAGCATCAATAAAAGAAGATAAAGAAAATACAACTAATGGAATTGAAGAGGTAGCAGATGGTATTAAAATTATAAATAACTCTTTAACTAGTTCTGAGGAATTAGAGATTTTTCAAATGATTAAACCTCTTCTTGAAAGTCAGGGTTCTAGATCAAACAAAGGAAAGAATGCTCCTATAATGATAGGTATGGGTCTAAGATGGGATTATAAAAGTAATAATCCAGGGAAATCTCCTATTGAAATAAAGGAAACAATTGTAAATACACAAGGTCAAAGAAATAAATACGCTTATTATGATGTGTCTATTGATGGGGAACCTTTAGGAAAAATACCTACTAGACTTAAAGAATTAATGACAAAAGCCACAGGTATTGATTCATCTAATTATGATGGAGCAATCATTAATATTTATCCAAAAGGCGGGTTTATATCTGCACATAATGATGTAGATGAGTCTATAACTGCTATTAACTATCCTGTTATAGTAGCGAATATAGGAGGAGCTGGAAGTTTAAGTATTGAAGGAGCTGAAAGTCAAAAAGATAGAAGAGATTACTCTAATAAAGAATATGTAAATAAACCTTTATCATCAGGAAGCTCTTATATATTTGGTGAAGATGGTAAAAATAGAAGTGTATTTCATAGAACACTTCCTTCATCAGGTAAAGGTAATTTACCTCAATTAAACATAAAAGGTCAAATTATACCTGCAAACTCTTATAGAATTTCTGTAACATTAAGAAGAGTAAAAGATTTAGAACAAGGTATGCCAGACTCTCCTGCTAAATCACAATTAATACAACAAACCACTAAAGATAAACTACCTTATTATGAAGGCATGATAACTTCTTTAGAAGATAATCAAGTATTTGTATTTGGTAGTAATCCAGAAGGAAGACATGGCAAAGGAGCTGCAAAAACTGCTATGAACTTTGGAGCTATATATGGACAAGGTGAAGGTATGCAAGGACAAAGCTATGCATTACCTACTAAAGATTTAAGAGTAAAAGAAAATAATGGGTTACGTTCTATATCTTCTGAACAAATAACTAATAGTATTTCTACTCTTTATAATATAGCTGAAGAAAATAATGAAAAAGAGTTTTTAGTTTCTGATTATTCAGGTAAAAACCTTAATGGATATACAGGGAAAGAAATGGCTGAGATGTTTGTAAATGCTGGAAAAATACCTGATAATATAATATTCAATAAAAATTTCTTACCTATGATAAATGAAGAAATTAAAAAGAAATGTCAAGGTAATGGGTCTGGTCCTAAAGCTAAAGATGGTGCTCAATTTGGATTTACTCCAGGTAGTAGATGGAAGATTATAAAAGATTTTAAAGGTAAATCTCATGATCAAGGAGGTATTGATATAAATATTTCTAAGAATGGTATTAAAATGTCAGGAAAAAATGGTAACTTTGAAGCTAAGAAGGGATGTATTATTAATTCTAAAAGTTTAAAATAATGAGTAAGAATATAGAAGTAGAAGGGGGAGAAATAGCTATCCAAAATGAATCTGGAGATATAGCTATTATCCCTATTAAAGATGTAGCTAGAGTAAAGAAAATGCTTAAAAACCCAGCTGAGTTAGATGAATATATAACTGGATTACCTAAAATGGCAGATTATGCTGAAGAAGGTACTGTTGTTAACAAAGATGAAAATAATAATACAGACTCTCCTTTATTAAATGATTTTATTATTGATGTAGACAATCCAAAAGTATTAGATAAGTATGCTGCAAAATATAAAAATATACATAAAACAAGTAATCCTAAAAGAGATGAACAGGGGAAAGTAATACCTGGTGAATATAGTATTCCTGGATGTGTAGCAGGAGCATTAAATTGCAATACTGATTTAGTAGCCTCTAAGTTAGGAAAGAGTCCTATAAGAAAAATGATAAATGATACAGGAGTTAGTCCTAAAGATTCTAAGTATTCTTTACCTTCTAAACCTTTACATTCTTTACCAAAGGACTTTGCACCTAATCAATCAATAGATGCTTGGGAAATGGCTGATTTTATGGAAGGAGAAAATATAGGAACTTCTTATTATGAAAAAGGTGAGGGTACTACTTATGATAAATATAAGACTAACCTACCTTCTGATTTAGATTATAAAAATATACCATTAGGTGCTGTAATACTACAAGGAGATGCAGAAGGGGAATATATCCCTGAAGGTGTTAAAGGAAAGGCACGGCATTTATCTACTGTTGTAGGGTTTGACAAAGATGGGGTTCCTTTAACTTATGATTACGGAAAAATTAGAAGGGTTACAAACTCAATGCATCCTATAACTAAAGTAATTACTCCAAAAGGATATGAAAACTATAGTTATTCTAAAATGACTGATACTTATAAGAAAAAGGCATCTTCATTAGGATATAAAGAAAATGTATCCAGAGAAAAATATTCCAATCCTTCTGTAAATACTATATATAAAAGTTTAGATGAAGTAGCAACAAGAGTAGGTGTAGATAATAATATATCTAAAAATACAATGGAGCTATTAAAAGATAGGGTTGTAGGGATAGGAGTTCAAGAAAGCAATTTAGGTAATACAGGAGATGAGGATGTTAATGCTTTAAGAAAAGCTAAGATTGCTTTAGATAGCACAGCAATTGGAAACTCTATTTTTAAACCTCAAGCTAAAATAATAGAGTCTGTTAAAAGTTTTATAGGGAACTCTTCTAATATTAAACCTAGACAAGATTGGGAAATAGAAATTGTTGCTCATGAAAAGTCAAAAGGGGATAAAGAAAAATTTAAATCTTATTACAAACATCTTAGAGAGGCTATTCCATCACCTTCTAGTAAGTCTGTAAATTTAGAATCTTCTGTGGGTCCTTTTAGTATTAAAGACATGCCTGATTATGCTAAAAACAAATTTAATATAAATAAAGAAGATTTATATGGAATTAATAAAGGTATGCAAGAAGAGTTAAATGTAGGAGCAAAAGCTTCTTTATCCCATCTTGTAGAAAATTATAATAAACTAAAGAAGAAATATAAAAGCTCTAAATTAACAGATGAACAACTAGTAGATCTTGCTACTGTAGCATATAATAATAATAGTAAAGTAGACCATCCTTTATTTGTTAAGCATTATATAGAAAATTCAGATCTTAAAGATAACTATCTTACTAAGGTAAAAAATTATTCAAAGAAATATAAAAAATAAATATATATGGCACTAACTTGTCCAAACATTAATCTTCCTGAATGGAAACAACTAGAAGCTAATCATCCAGACTTAGCTTATTTCTATTGGGATAAATATGATGGTGAAATTCCATCTGATTTATTAAAAGAAACTCCTGATGTTTTAAATAAAAAACTTAAAGAAGGATTCCTAAAAGATTGGAATGTAGAGGTAGCAGACTATGATAGTATTAAAGATGCTTTAGGTCATGACAGCACTCAAATGATTGATCTTTTATCTAAATTCATTGCTCTTGAAAAAGGAGAGTCTTTAGATAAATCTACAGCATTCTTTGCATTTAGAATGTTAGGTAAGCAAAACAATAAGGTTATTAGTGAGCTTAGATATAGGGTTAATGCATGGGATAAATATAAAGAAAAATTTGATTTTTATAAAAAAGAATTGTTTAATCAAACAGGATTTATAAAAAATAGAAAGGATTGGATTAATGCTGTTAGAGATAAAGTTATTGTAGATTATTTAGCTGAAACTATTGTAGAGTATGATAAAAATCCTATAGAATTTGAAAATGTCACTGATAGAAAATGGACTCAAGAAGATTTTACTTTCTTTGCTAAATTAGCTAGAGCTATTAGAAATTTCTTTCAGAAATTAGGAGTAATTCAGAATAGTAAAGAAGAGTCTCAAAAGATTGCTAAAAATATTGTTACTCAAATAGCTCATGAAGTATTAACACAAGAATATGATATACTTAACTATGAATTAGAAGAAGGACAAGTACAAAAATATTATGAAAATACTATAGCTTCTGATAAAAAAGCTAAAGAAATAGTAGAATATCATCAGGATAATGGTATGGTATTAACAGGAAGTTTAGCTTTAAGAAAAGCTGGAACTGTTTATAGAACTTTAGAAGAAAATTTACATGATTTAGACTTTGTAGTTCCTTTTGAAACTTCTGATGCTCCTGTTAATCAAGAAATATTAAGAGAAATTAAAAAGCGGCAAGGAGGTAACTTACAAGCATCAGGAAAAAAGACTTTAGAAATAATAGAAGATTTACATTGGTTTTCCAATTTTAAATCACAATATCCTTCTTACCAATTATTACAAGGGTTCTATGGTTCAGAACACGGAAGTTACGAAAGCTTTACTGTAACAGGAGTAGTTGATGGTGAATTTTATGAAAGTAATGGTACTCATGAAGTAACTAATAATGACGGTACTACTACAAATATTAAACATGAAAAAGGAGATTGGATAGAAGGTACTGGATATATTGTTGATCACTTTGTTAGATTAGAACCTAACCAAGAAGAACATGAAAATTATTTTAAGTTATGGAAAGAAATAATGATTGCTAAACTTAAAATGAATAGAGCAAAAGATTTAACTGATTTTAAAAACTTTGTTCCTTTTACTAAATCTAAAGATTCTTATAATTTTTATTATAAAGATTGGGTATTCCAAACTGGAAAGAATGATAAGGCTGCTGAAAAAGAGGAAGATGTGGTTTACTATCATAAACAACCTGAATTTGCTATAACTGAAGATGAATTTAAATTAAATCTTAGACGGATTGTATACAGAGATGTAGTTAAATCTAAAGGTTGGGTATCAAAAAATAAAAAGATACAAGGTAAAAGGGCTATTAAGCACGTTTATAAGAATGCTTCTCTTTCAGCAATGAAAGATCCCGAAGCTAGAAGAAATGCTGTTATATATCATTATAACTCGTTATCTACTATGAATAAAAGATTTAATAATGGAGAACAACCTTTTATTATAACAAAGCTTTCTTCAACATTTGTTACAAGTAATAATCAAAGAATAGAAATACCAAATTATACAGTTGAATTTAATGATGATTATTTAGATGTAGAATGGGAAAAGGCTAAGTCATCACAAGTAAATTTACCTTTAAATGATAAGTCAGAAGCTCAGTTAAATATTGATTTCGGAAAAGATTTTAAACAAAAAGCTACTCCAATTGATACTGGGTTTGATACAGTAGAAGATCTTAATGATAAAATTAACATATTAAAAAAGTCATTACCAATGGCTGATGTATCATTTAATGGTGACTTATCTAAAAATGTATATGGTAGATTAATTACAAAGAAAGGTGAGAGTCCTGTAGTAGAAATTAATCCTAGATATAATAAAAGAGATACTGCAATTCACGAATTTGGACATTTATATATTGACCTATTAGGTGGTATGAATAATAACTTCATAAAAAGAGGTAGAAGACTATTGGAGGGTTCTGATGTTGAATTTGAAGTTACTGCTGCTTATCCAGAATTAAGTGGAGAGATGTTAGATAAAGAAATTCTTACTACTGCTACAGGTAGAGAAGGAGCTGATTTATATGATCTAAAAAAACAATCACCATTTAAAGCATGGATTAAAATATTTCTTAATAAAATAAAATTAGCTTTAAATCTTAGAGGTAATGTAGCTTTGGAATTAGCACAACAAATGTTAAATAACAAGGTTAATAAATCACAACTAAATTCATCTTTAAATGATGTAATTCAAAACTCTAAAACTAATGGGTATGAAGAATATGCATCCAAAGAGGATAATTTAGTTTCTGATATGGCTATCAAAATATTAGATAGAATTAAAATTCTACAATCTAAATATAAGAAAACTAATAATGAAAAGTTTAAAAAGCAAATAGAAAAATTAGTTAAAATTTTAGATACTAATAGAGATGCTAAAGGTATTATTAGATATACAGAAGAAACTATAGCTAGATCTGCTTCTATTGTTTCTCGTATGAATAAAATTAGATTAGATGATGAATCTTCACCAATTGAAAAGGCAGAAGATATTAGACAATTAGGAATATATTTAAAATCATTTTCTTTAATACCAGATGTAAAAGAGTTATATCTAGAGATTAGAAAGAATCCTAGTACTCCTGAAGAAAAAGAGTTAGTTAGATTAATGGAAAATGCTGAAACTGAAGAGAAGCTTAATGCAGCAGCTATTAAAGTATTGGAAATTAATCAAGAATATTCTATATTAAGAAGAGATAATCTTACTGATATATTAGTTTCTAAGTCTAATAGAATGAGAGATTGGTATAGGGATGAATATGAAAAAGAATTTTATGCAGAAGTAGGAGGTTATTCAAATGCTAAAAAAGAATTTGGAAAAGAACTACAAGATAAAAAACAAGATTATATAGCAGAAAAATTAGCAGAAAATTCAGATTTAATACAAAGAGCTGAAAGAAATTATATAAGAGATATACTTAAGGCAGCACCTAAAGATATTGAAGGTGGGATATTTGCTCAATACGCTGTTGATCCTAGAAGTTTAGATGATGCTCTAATACAGACAGCTGTAGAATTATTAGATAATGCTGATTATGAGGCAATGAGGAGATTCTTAGATGAAAGAAATTCATCATTAGATGTATATGAAGAATATTATCAATGGAAAGGTAAGCCATCTGACCAAACAGTTTTATATGATGGAATTATTGAAAAAGTAGACGGTAAAGAAACTAACCATATAGTTGGTAAATTCTTATCTTCATTTAAAGATGCTGTTAGACAATTTTACGAAGATAATCCAGATGCAACTAAAGCAGAAATTAAAAAGTTTTATATGGATACTAAAGGGGATTATATAAATCCTCAATGGGTCCAATTAGAAAAACTTAGAGAATCCCATCCTAATGGAGATCATCCAAAATTAAGAATGTATGATTATCTTATGACTAAATTTAAGGAAAAGGATAGTATGGTTAATCCTGGTCAAAGATTAAACATAGATGTAGATAAATACCATCCTACTTTTAAATTACCTTCTATAGAGAAAACTGCTATGGAAAGTATGTATGAACAAGGATTATTTACTTCAGTTAAGCAATCAATAAGAAGAGGTACTAAAAGAACTACTGAGGATATAGAATTTGGAGATGTTCCAGAAATGTCTGTTAACTTTAAAAATGTACTAATTAATGAGGCTGGTAAAGAGAATCAGCACATACCTGTTTATTATAGAGGTAATATAGAAAACATTAATAAACAATCTTTTGATTTAATGGGTATTCATTTAATGGATCATCATCAATTAATAAATTATCAAGAAAAGAATAAAGTTGGTTCTACATTAGAGTTAATGGCAGAACAAGCTGGAGAAAGAGAAGTAAATAGAAGAGAAAATGGTAAACTACTTATTAATCCTTTAGGTACAAGAGATTTAACACCTGTTCCAAAAGCAGGTATTGAGTCTAGTTCGTATAAAGCTTTGCATTCTATAATACAAGATAGATTATATGGAATATCTTCTATACCTATTGGTAACATAGGGGGCACTAATCTAAATAAAGTTGGAGATGGTTTAATGGCTTGGACAGGTCATACACTGCTTATTATGAATAAAATGGCTGCAGGAGTAAACATATTACAAGGTAAATATCAAAACTTCTTAGAAGGTGCTGGTGGTACAATATATAATAGAAAAAATCTAAGAGTAGCTGAAAAATTAGTAGCTAAAGATTCTGTTCATATGGGTGCTGATTGGGGTAGAAATAGACCAAAAGCAATTACTAACTTATTAATTGAACTATTTGATGCTCAAAGTGATTTTTCAGGATTGAAATATAGATTATCTGAAGATAATAAATTAAAAAGATTAGTTAGTTCTTCAACTGGACATATACTTAATCATGCTGGTGAGAATTATATTCAATCTACTTTAATGTATGCTATATTAGATGCAACAAAGGTTAAAGATGCAGCAGGAAATAAAATACCATTACATGAAGCATATGAAAGACAGTATAAAACTAAAGATGGGAATTGGCTATCAGAAAAAGAAAAATCCAATTTATCTGATTCTAGTATATTAACAGAAAATGTTAGATTGGCAGTTAAAGAAGGTATAGAGATATCAAGAGATTTTGAAAAAGATATATCTAGAAAAATAAAACAAACTGTTAAAATACTTCATGGTAATTATGATTCTAACAATCAAGCTATGGCTCAAAGATATGCAGTGCTTAAATTATCATTTATGTTACGTAAATGGTTAATACCAGGAATGCAAAGAAGATGGAGAGGAGTTAAATATTCTTTTAAAGATAATGAATCTAGAACTATACATGATGTAGCATATGACCCATTACTAAATAAATCAGTAGAAGGTTATTATTCTACAACTATTAGGTTCTTATGGAATGCTAAAAAAGAACTCAAAAAATTTGAATTTGGAATAGTATCTGGACAATGGAATAATTTAACTGATGAAGAAAGAGCTAATATTAGAAAGACTATAATTGATATATCAACAATGATATCTTCTTTAGCAGCAGCTTCTTTCTTAGCTGGACTTGCAGAAGGTGTAGATGATGAGGATAAAGATGTATATTATTCACTTGCCTACTTATTTAGAAGACATTATTCAGAATTACGTTTTTATACTTCACCAACTGAAGGAATGAAGATATTATCTTCACCAGCAGCATCATTAAGTATGATTCAAAAAACTAGTTCTTTTATTGATCAAGCTTTTACAGCTCCAACTGAAAGATATGTTAAAGGTCCTAAAAAGGGAGATTTAAAATTATATCATCAAGGGGCTAAATTAACTCCAGTTTTAAGTCAAACTGAAAGAAATATTAAAGATATCTATGATTGGTTAGAAAGAAATTAAAAAGTCTAAAAAAAAGAGCTAGAGCTCTAGGGTTTCCCCTAGGCTCTGCTCTTCCTCCAAATGAACACCACAAACAATACTAATGCTGAGAAGTTAACTATGTTAACAGTATCACTGTTTACTAGATTAAGCTCTCTTAATAGTATAGCTATAGAACTAAATAGTATTAGTATTATAGCATATTTTATAACATATTGCATAGCTTAGAGGTGTTGGTTAATCTTAATATTAAATAAGAGTGTAGGTCTTTGTTGAAAAATATAGTATTCATAATTATACAAATCTCTATGGGTGATCTTTGCCCCCAAATTTTTAACCATAGAGGGTTGTTTATAAAAAATTGATTAATTATTGCCTACACTCTTTTATTTATAATGTTGTTTCTTTTAATATTATAGATAATAATCTTGTTGCTTCTGCTTGAGATTCATCTCTTATTTTATGTAATTCTAATATTTTTAAATATTTATTATCACCTAAAAATCCAGATTTAATAATTTTGTATCTATCCTCATAATCTTTATATCCTTTAATTGATACTAATGCATTTTCTCTAAGATTATGATATACTGTTTGCCTAGCCCTGCAATCTAAGAATTTATAAAGTCTTATCATATTACTGTCAGGTCTATTTTTACCATATTCCTGCTTGTCAGTTCTTATAGTAGGATATTTAATTATTAATACATTACAAAATATTAATCTAGCTAATGGGTCATAATTAGGTTTATTTTTACTTATACATGGATCTAAATTAAGAGTTATCATTATTTCTCTAAGATTCTTCATATCCTCATCAATCTCATATACAACTTCTGGAGTTTTTTCAAGTTTTGCTTCTTTAACAAAGTTATCCCAACCACCAAATTGTTTCAATATTGTATATGGAGTACCTAACTTGGCTTTAACAAATTCTGTTTGTAAAGGAATTTTACCAGAAGTTTGTCTAAGAACTTTAAGTTTCATTATATATTCAGATTTTATCGGGGATACTTTTCTACTTTTTTTAACTTTTTCTGTGTACTTTTTCATAATTAGTCTTCCTTGTTTTATTTTACTCCAATATAATGATGGTCTTGTAACCAAGAATTTCCATCTTTATCTCTAACAATAAAATCATATTGTCTTTTATGTTTTTCTAATTCCTTTTCAGTTTTAGTTAATGATATAGGGTTTATTATTACATCTACGTTTTTTATTTTATCATAATGCGTTGCTTCCCAATTACTCATAATTAATCCTCTTATTTTTGCTTTTAAACTTTTTATATCCACCTTTTTCATAGTACCAAGTATCAATAGACTCTACTGCCACTCTAATTACTACAAATGATATAAGCATAATCATTGTAATTAATATTATCTCCATAATTAATCCTCCTTATTTATTAAATCAACATTTTCATAAGCTTCAATCCAAACAGTAGCACCACAACTAAGAGGTTTGTCTGGAGAATAAATTACTTTTGCAGCTTCTTCTCCATCTTTACCATATATTATAGCTTCGTGAGCATAATTATTAGACTTATAAGTTTTACAAGTTAAAACAGGCTCAGTAATTCCATTCTTTTTATTAGACTTGATTTTATGTTGATTAACATGAATTATTTTCTTCATTTACCATTTTATTATATAGTTTTCTGGGTTTTCATCAATCCCTTTAGCTATTTCTGTTAAACATTCATTAATTTTAGTGAAAGGTTTACTTTTCAACCATTCTTTATTTTTAGGATGTGGAGATTTAATAACTAAATTACTTTTATACTTATTAAATATTTTACTATATTCATATGCTTGTTCTCCACAACATAAGTATACAATACCTACCTTCTCTTCAGATAACTTTTCAAATAAGTGTTTAGTAAATTTTCTCCATTGTTTTATATGTGAATTAGGTTTACCTTCTTCTATAGTTAATGTTGTATTTAATAATAACACTCCTTGTTTAGCCCAATCCTTTAATGAATAATCAAATAATAAATCTAAACCTGCTATATCATTTTCATATTCCTTATGAATATTTACCATATCTACAGGTATAGGACCACCACCTCCATAAGCTAATGCTAAACCAGTGGCTTGATTAACTTTTGGATAAGGTTCTCTACTGATAATTACAACTTTTAAAGTATCTAATGGACACTCTCTGAAGGCTCTGAAGATGTCTTCTTTGTCTGGGAATACTCTTGTATCAAAAGAGCTTCTTCTATCCTTTAAAAACCTTCCTAGACGTTTAAAATAGTCAGATTGAATACAATCTTTCATTAAGTTATACCAATCCTCTCCCATTTGTTTTTTCAATTCACTCATCTTCCTTATATATAACTTTTTTTATTTCATAATGAAGGATTCCCATACCTTCCATATGTTCTTTTATACTCCTCTTTAAACTATCAAGTGAATTTCTTTCTGAAAAGATTGTTTTGAAACCTTGACTATCTTTAAAGTAAGCACCGTATCCTCTAAATGATTTTTCAATTTTTACTATAATCAAAATTTCCTCCTTTTTTTATAAGTCCATTGGTCTACACCAGCGTTCAAATTTATAATTAGGTATCTCAACATCTGTTGTTTCATACCCATCTCTTTTATATGCTTTCATAGTAACATTATCAACCCACTGCATCTGTCTTTCTCCATCAACTTCTATCCAAGCCCACTTCTTATTGCATATAGGTTTTGGTTCAGGGCTTGGTTCTATACCAAAAAGATACTTTTCTTGTTGAGCTGCATATTCTTCCATATATTTCTTTTCTTCTTTACTTACCCACATATCTAATCTGTTTTTTCGGTATTATCAATAAATTTTCTAAGATAGTCTATAGGGTTATCACATATAACCATTTGCATTAAATGTAGTTCAACATCGTGATAATAACTATTATCATATACTTGCCCTGTTAATGGTTTTGGTTTAAGCCCTGTAAAAAAAGCTTTAGCAAAGTCGTGAGAGAATAATAGATTATAACAATCATACGTATCAAGCATAGCCCAACTATCCTTTCTAACATCATCAAACATAACATCACCCACCATTCTGTTAAAGGTGTAGTAATTCACATCCTTTGTTTTAAGACCATTATCTATAGCTATCTCAATAGCTTTCTGTAGTACTTCTTTATCTGTCATTTTTAACCTTTTTTAATTCTGATTCTTTAATTTTTTTAATTTCACAATCAACTAATACTTTAACCATCCAACAACCTTCCTCATAATCAAGCTCTCTACAAACATACTCTCCTTTGATTGAAGAAATAAATATCAACATTCCACTTGTATCTTTACCAAGATGTTTATCCAATGTATCTAGTTCCCACTCAACCTTGTCCCCCTTCTTGAACTTAGCTTTTTGCTTGCCTATCTCTAAGTCTAATAGTTTTCTGTCAATCTTCTTTTGCTTATCTTTAACTCCATTTAAAAACATTTTCCTTTTAGACTCTTCTGACTCTATTTTTTGACAGGTTTCTTTTGCGTATTTAACTGTAAAGTTCTCCTGTATCATTATCTCAACATCTCCTCTCGTGAGCTGTTTGTTTTTATTACTTCCTATAACTACAGTAAACATAATGTTTATAAATATACTTACTCCTGTTAGAATTACTAATATTGTTATCATGATTTCTTATTTTTTAATTTTATAACTTTGTGATCTATATTCATTAACTTTATTAAGAATTTCATCTCTAGTATAAATACCTTCATCAAAACTTACTCTTAGGTTAGCTGTAGTATCACTATATCTTACTTCAAGATTTTTTATCTTTGGAAATTCATATTTAATTATATCATATAAAATATTTTCAGTTTTTGTAACAAAATCTTTTTTCATATATTCTTCTATTTCATCTTTCATGACATATCCTCCTTATAACATTCTCTACAGAATAAAAGTGTCTTACCTTCAATCTTAGCAGGTTTTAAATACTCCTTAAACTCCTTGCTTCCACATTCATCACATTTAACACCTGTTTGTTCAAGCATTTGATGATACATTTCTTCATTTAATTGATTGAGTCTTTCTGCGTTATTTTCTTCATCTGTTATCATAATTTTAAATGTAATTAAAGAGAGGTGCAATTGAGTTTTTATGCTACATTAGGTTTCTCCCTTTCAGGCGCATTAGCGAGATTTTGCTATTCTATCTTCCTCTCTTATAAAATTTTTATTCTTTATCTTCTTCTAATCTAGCAATTTCTAAGCTTGATTCAGAAGCTATTTCTATATCCCCTGTATAAACCTCTTCATCTTCATTAGGAATACTATACAATTCTAAATCTTCTTTTTTAATATCTACTGTTATATCATTACCTAAAACATTTTTTAATTCTTCTATTTGTTTATCAGTTTTATATAATATACCATAGGTAGAAGTTTCAGGAATATCTTCTTCACTAACCATAGCTGGATTTATAGAAAATTTTAATATCTTTTTCTTGTAATCATCTGTAAATTTAGAATACTTACCTTTTTTGAATAATTCATAATTATACATATCATTTTTTGTCATTTTAAATACATATAATACATGATGATCATCAACATCTATTCTTCTTTCATATAAATCATGTTTAAATAATTTATCTTCAAATTTAGCAAATGTTAAATCACCTGAATACCTATATAATACGTATATATTATTCAAGTATCCTTCTTCCTTAGTTCCAACATAACAATTAACAAAATGGGAACCAAACTTCATACTTGTTTGAGTTTCATTTGTTAACCTTATCATTGGTAATATCCATCTACTAGCTTTTGTTAGCTTAGTAGAATATAAAGCATACATATGTTTACGTCTACTTCTCTTAATTATCTTAACTTTAAATGGTCTTGTATATTTATCAAATAGTCTAAGTGGTATAACATCTCCGGTATATATGACTAAATCATCTATTTTTAAACCTATTATGTTTCCATCACTATCTAATTTTTCTCTAACATCACTAAGAGTATGATGTTTAACAAAGACCTCTCTAGAACTTATGCTGGTGAACGTCAATTTATCACCACTTTCCAACTCCACTTTTGTCTCCATATTATTTATTTAATTAATCCCAAGAAGATATTTCTACATCCTCTTCTTTATCTTTTTTATATTCTAATATCTCAGGTATTTCTGGAATATATCCAATTTCTCTAAGCATATCTTCATCAGTTTTTAATAAGTATATAAGTTTAAATGCCTCAGCAAATCTACTAATACCGTCTACTAATCCATACTTACTAGTATAGTTGCTTAATATTACTTCTTCTGGTTTCATTGTACCATCTGCAATTATTTCACATTCTAATATTCTAGTAGCTTTAGCAGGACCAACTCCTTCTATTCCACTAATACCATCTGTACTATCACCCATTAATAATTGAGTAAATAAAAAGTTTTTTGCTTCAGCTTTAGAAGTTTCTATAAATCCTTTTGACTTATAAGTTCCTTTACTTTCCATTTGATAGTTATAATGTCTACCTGGACATTGTTTTAACACATCCTTATCAGGACTACATACAATAGTGTGAAATAAGTTATTATTTGATAACCAAGCCACACAATCATCTGCTTCTAACTTAGGTATATATATAGCTCCATATTTATCTATTAGATATGCTTTAACAGCATTAAACCATTGAGCTTTTTTCTTATCTTTCCTACTACCTTTATAGTCTTTAGTGTATGCTCTATCATATCTAAAACACCCACTAGGAGTTAAAAAAGCAATGTATTTATTACTACCTGTTTCTTTAAAAATTCTTTCCATTCTCTCATCTATACCTTCTAATGCTTCTATTAAAGTTTCCTTAAATGCTTCATAGTATATTAATGAATCAGCATCTATTAGAAGTATATTATCTTTCTCTCTCATATTTTTAATTTTTAATAGTAAAGTAAAGGTGAGCTAAACTAACACACTAACACATAAAACTCACCTAAACTTTACATTAATAATAGTATCCGGCTTTCTGATTTATTGATAATTATCATCTCTCTCGTCAGAGTTTTTTCCCACGCATCCGGTTTTATTACATGCTGGCTTCAACTATTATTTTAATATTCTAATGCTTCAGCAAACTTAATTGTCTGCTTTTCTTTTTTTCCAAAGTCCCCAAATAATAAATCTGTATCTGATTTATCTCTCTTGTTAGAAAAATAATGAGTAGTCATATTATGTAACCCAAATCCATTTTCTCCTAACTCTGAACTTTCTTCAGACCAAGATCCTAATAATCCTTCTATTATATTGGTTTTTCTAGAACTCATTTCTTCATTCTCTTTACCATAATGCACATCTTTAACTTCTTCCGGAGTAACTTTTGTCCAACCACTTAATAAGTCATATACATTATCTATATTTACTGGAATGTCAGCTAATCTTTCTAATCTACGTAAATGAGCTTCTTGATTAATAGAAAACATTTCTAATGCTACTTTAAACTCATCTAGCATTTCATCTAATTTATAAGAATGGTTTACACTAAAATGAACATCTGTAGATGTAAACATATTACTACATCTATATAATGTACCATTACCACCTATTGATAGTTTTGTAGAACCATCTCTAGAATCAAATAATATAATATGGTTAGCAAATTCATGTCCTAATAAATTAAATTTCTTATCTGTTTGTTTAAATGCAGATAGCACTTTTCTACCACCTTTATGTGTTGCATAATGGGCTAATTCTAATCCTAATGTATCTCCTATCTTTTCAGTAAGAGCCATAAATTCGTGATTATTAAATAACCTATATTTAGGAGACATATATGATAGTACCTCTTCAGTTTTATTGTTTACTAAAGCTACTTTTTTATAATCTTTATTATACCAACCCAATGAACCTGTTAGATCAGGAGATTGTATATAAATATCTCTTTTTTCTACTTCATAATCTAAAGTACTTGTATATTCACTTTTACTCATATTAATTTTATTTTAAATTTCTATTTCATCTATTTCATTTATATATAATTCAGTAAATTGATCATCAACCTCTTTTATTTCATTATATATTTTATGAATAGCATCTCTAGCAGAAGGGTGACAATTTAATATTAATCTTTTTGCTGCTTCTACTGCCATTTCTAGATTATATCTTATTGTTGATTTACTCCAATTAAATACTTCTTCACCAAAGCATTCTACGAGTTCATCAGTTAATTCTTTATTATATATCATATTTTTATTTATTATTAAATCCAAATAATTTTTCTAGCCATTTATTTAAATTATCAGAACTATTATTAATATCTTTTATCATGTCTCTAACATCTGATTTAGGATACCAAACAACATAACCTTTATGTGTTCTAAGGTCTATACCTAAATTACTAGACTTATTAGCTAATACATCATTACCACTATATTTAATCCAATAATGCATACCATTATTTTTAGTTGTATAGTGTAATGTTTGAGATAATTCATATTTTAAATTATCAGGTATATTGTCAAAACCATCTATATCACCATGTCTATCAACATCTATAATTACATACCCTTCTGAGGGGGTAACAGCTAAAGAAAATCCTTCAGGTGTTTCCCCTTCAAAAAATGTATTATCTGGAAGCATTCCCCATTTAATAATAGGTTTTTTACCTCTTACTAAGAATGACTTCAAAATATCCACCTCCCTTTAGCATCAGGTGTAGTCCAATATTTTTCATAATTGTTATCTTTTGCATATTCAAAGACTCTTTGTAGTTCCTCATATCCATCATTTGTCATTATAGGCATTTCATTATATAAATCATCAAATAATTCAAGCCCTATATGTAATGCATAACCAGATATTACAGTACAATTAGAATTTAATCCGCTACCTTCACTAGAGAAGCCTAATCTATTATCATCTATAAATTTTTGTATTTTATTCATATCTATTTTATTTTATATTATTATAAGGATTTTCTGCTATCCAATCTTGTATTACTTTCTTCATTTCTGTTTCATCTAGGTTTAATTCAGCAAAATCATCTCTGCTACCAATTCTCGCCCATATTTCAGATACACTTCCTACTAATCCACCTGTGGTAGGATCTTGTAGGGATTTTAATAATTCATCTATACTTAGTGCCATATTATATTTCTTTAATTTTAATTTTTAATAATTCTATTTCTTCATCTGTGATACTATGATCTTTCAACCATACTTCACATATCTGTCTAACAATCTTAGTATTATCTTTTTTAATTTTTAAATTCTCTGTATAGTTATTAGAATTAAATATATTATCAAACTCTTGTATCCTATCAATTAACTCCATGTATTTCAAAATAACTGAATCAGTATCATAACCTCTTCTATAATATTTAAAACATCTTTCTAATTGTCTAAGAACTCTACTTATCTCCCACACTTCATTGCTGTAAAATGCTGTATTCCATCTATTCCAGGTAGCTATTTTAGTACCTGGATTTTCTGATAGATCTAATATTTTACCACTTGCTATATCGTAACCTCTAGCAACTATATCTAAATCAAAACTTGATAATACTGAGAATATATCTTTACCTTTCTTCTTTAATATTATGTTTACCGGAACACATGTGTTGTAAGTAAACTTAATTGTTATTAATCCAAATTTATAAAAATCACTATCCTGTAATCTAAACTTATCAGCCTTCCATTTTTCTAATGGGTCTAATATAGTAAACATAGGATCATGATGCATAGCATAAAATATCTCTGTAAAAGATTTTTCATTGTATAAAAATACATCTAAATCTTGATTTTCATCTGGAAAATAATCTAATAAATAAGAACCCGTTATACATCCTTTAATATCTTTCTGGGACTTAACCCATTCCATTGCATTATCTAAATTCTCTTTCATATAGTTATAATTAAAAAAGGGGAAGAAAAATCCTCCCCTTTAAATTTGTTATTAATCTAAATTATCAATCATTGAGCTAACTGCTGCAACAACTTCTTTCATTGTGTAAATTTTATTCAATTTACTAATTTTAGGATTGAAGAATAAACCAAATGTTTCAAATTCATTGATAATAGAAAACTGTTGTAAGAATTTATTAATTTTCTCTGTATTATCTTTTTCTGTTTCAAAGTTTAAGAAAGCTAATGCTTCTTCTTTTAAAGCTTCTGTTGTTGGACGCTTAACTTTTTTAGGTCCTTTTACAAATTCAATTGTTTCTTTTTCAGATAATTGTTTCATTACTTGAGCTTTTAACTCATTAATATCATCTGCTTTTTTACCTTTAAAGTCTTTACCTTTTGCTAAATTTGCTAATGTTACAACATACTCAGCATGTTTTTGAGCTACTTCAAACTCTACATTAGAAACTGGACTACCATCTTTAGAAGTTATATAACCTCCATTTTCTAATGTTACTTCACCTTTTTTTAAAAATGTACTCATAAATTTTTATTTATTTATTTAATTAATTAATTACTTATTTTAAATATTTCACCCAATCTTTTATATGTTCAGTATTATCAGGTGTAAACCATCTTGCATAGCCTGCAGTTCTTATAATACATCCTTTATGTGATGTTGAATCAGTATGAAAAGATATTAAATTTTCTACTTTCCATTGACATAATTCTTTACCATCTTCATTAGAAATAGATCTTGTTTTTCTATTAAACTTATTCCCCCAAGCTCTTCCTGGTTCATCATTATCTCCAAATACTATTGCAGTATTATAATGCCTTGTATCAGCAGTTAATAATCTTTTAAAATATACTTGATCATTGTCCATACCATTTTCATTATAAATAGTATTAACATCTAAATTATTTATATCTTCATATGAATATAAAGTAGATTTTGAACCAGTAATCATTAAGTCAGCATAAAATGTTTCTGCTAAATTCTTAGCTAATGTTAAACATGTTGATGATACTGCTCTAGGTATACTTCCTGATATATCTATTATTATAAGATTTTTAGCAGGTGGTTTTAAATCAATCCCTCCATACATACCTTCTAATTTCTTATTATACATATTCTCATTATATACAGCAAAATTATGTATGTTAGTGTGAACTGCCTCTTCTATTTCAGATAACCATATGGGAAATATATTTAAATTTTTCAATGATTCTATATCTACATATGCAGAAGCATCTTTAACATATTCATCAAATGAACCCCCATCAGTAGATATAGATGCACAATCTTCTATTTTAAAATCATCACTTATAGTTCCTTCTGTACTCCATTCTATATATGCTGGATTACCTCCAAATGATATATCAGATATGTCAAATCCATTTTCTCTTAATATAGCTTTAAAATCAAAAGGATATCCACTATCTATAGCTGCTTTATATAATACTTCATATTCTAGCAGTCTAATCATGTTATTCTTTATCTTATTATCACCAAATATAAAAGGTATCCCTATGGGTATCTCTTTAATTTTTTCCCTATCTGTAATAAAATACACTGTAGGTATTGTTAATCTTTTACTTTTTAATAATTCCATTGTTTTTTATTTTATATTTTATTAATGATAA